TGTACCGAAATAAAAAGTATAGAAATACTCTTCTTTGGGATATGCAGGAAAAGTATAATAAACTTTATGCAGAAATAGAAAACATTTGTTCAAATAAAAAGGGATCTGTAAGAATGCTGATTGGTGGAAGATGTAGCTTTACTTCTAGATTGGTTATCATTCCAGATCCTCTATTAAGAATTGATGAGGTTAAATTATCTTATTATAGTTTAGTGGAATTATTACAACAAACTATAATAAATATATTAGCTAGTTCATTTAATATCTCCTATGCTAAGGCATATATGATTTGGTATAAATCACAGGTGGTTCCAAACCCCAGAGTTAGAGAAATTATAGAAAATTTAATTAGAGCTAATAATGGAATAAATGTTCTAATTAATCGGAATCGATAGGGTTCGGTAATACGGCAACGTATTGCAAAAACTACCTCTTGAATTGCTGGGACGTGCTAAAGCCTAAATAGCTAAAACGTAGAGAGTGATCTCAAGCGTGAATGCTGTCGAAAGATGGAAAAAATATTTAGGATGATCTACGCTGAAATAAAAGCCTTTCATATGAAATGAAAGGTGCTAAGGATCAATGACAATGTACAATCAGCAGCGAGTTCTGTTTAGAAATTATAGTCTTTTGATATATACTTCCAGCTATATCTAATCTTTATTAATGGAGTGTAAAGATTATGACTTTTTAACTGAACTCGTCCAACGATCATCGAAAGCTATAGGGGCTGAAATACGCCATGAAAATAAGGTACTAGAAATAGTACACGAAGCAAGTAGAGTAGAGCCCAAACGGGTGGAGAAATCCTTAAATCGAAGCGAGAGGCATCCCTCTGGGATGATGATATGATCTGCTCATCCAGAGAAAAACTGGAGAAGTTCATACGAGAACTGCGCTGATTAGTGCTCAGCGTGAACGTTTAGACCTACTATTAACTACGGCTCTATTATGGCTATGAGATGTATTGGTATTAATGATGATTATACGTTAAGTATGCCATTACAAATCTTAAATCCATTTGCCGCCGATTTTGATTACAGCCTAACGGCTTAGTCCCACTATATAGTAATATAGAGTGGTATCCTTTTTAATTGCTGGAAATTGCTAATGCTTCTAGAGCTACAACGTAATCTGTAAAGATAAACGTGAATGCCGACGAAAGTCAGAAAAAATCTAGAAGATGAGATATGGGGAAACTCTAAGTCTCACTCAAGCGAAATGTATAACCAGCAGCGAAGTGCCCATGTATATGGGAAAACGTTCAACGACTAGAGAAAGCGCGGCTACTCGTCTTGTACGGTAGTTAGAAGCGATTATCGTAGCCTCCAAGCGGAGTGCGAAAAAGAAGGCTCCCTTAGTTATGAGGGAGAAGATATAGTCTACTATCCTATCGTAATGGTAGGGAAGTTCATAAGAGAACTGCACGGATTAGCGACCTGTGTGAATATAAGGGGAGATTGCTTGAATATATTGTATATTCCAAACAAAGCATTTTGGGAAGCCGCTATGCTATGTTTTAATCCTAGAAATTCTATGATGATTTCTAAGAACGATGGTAGATTTAACAATCAAGTTAACGTATTTAAAGATATACTTATCAATGCAAATGGTATTATAAACCTTGCAAGAGATAATTATAGCAAAGAACAGTTAGATAGAATCTATGCTGTTAAAGCTAAATATGCTGGTTAGAGGAGTGATTTGAATGCTACTCGCAGATATTAAGAATCTGCCAAAAATTGGGGAAATCGTAGCGATGGAGAATAGTGTTCATGGTGAGTTAGAGAGTCTTAAAGCTGTGGCTTATATGAATGATGATGAAGATCCAGACACTATTCATGTTTTATTCGCAAGTGAAGATCCTAAAGATAATATACATGAAGAAGACGGTATACGCTATTATTGTATTATGGCATATGCTGAAATCTAAAACAGACGGCTCTATTAGAGTAGTCATTATTTAATTTTGCAGGAAATATAATGTTAAATTCCACAAAATTAGATGAATAGCTAGAAATAAATCTTTACCCAAACATACGGGTAAAGATTTATTTTTTATATAGGGGTGAAAATAATGACAAGGCAACAATATCTTTTAATCTGCTTAATGGAAGAATGTTCGGAAATTCAAAAAGCCGCATCTAAAGCTTTACGATTTGGATTAGATCAAAAACATCCAAAGCGAGATACTACTAATGAACAAGACATTGCCAGTGAATATTGTGATCTTATAGGTATTATAGAATTGCTAGATGAAAGTAATATTATTAAAAATGCTAAAGATATAGTAAAGGTGAATAATAAAAAGATTAAAGTAACAAGATATATGAATAAGAAAAAATTTGATACACTAAGAGGTGTAGTGTCGTATGGAAATTAAAAACGAGCAGCATTTAATTTATATGCCTATAGAGAAACCTATAGAGTGTATACGAGAATTTAATAAAAATTTAAACGTTAGTTTATGCGTGCCTTCAGTCTCTAACTCATACTCTATGTGTTTAGAATACGTAAGAGGATGGATGAAATCAAAGTTTCAGCCGGATTATTTTAAAAGTGAGTATATTGACGGGAAGAATATATTAGACGATTTTAGGTCTAAAGATAAGAATGAACTTGTTAAACGATTAAAACCTGCTCTTTCTATTATACCACAAATAGATATGGATTTTGATAGAGAGCATCTAGATTTATATAATTATGGAACTAATTTATACTATAACAAATGTAGTTATAAAGATGCATTTTTTAAAGATATGGGTAAAAAGAATTTTATATCTGTAGCTATGGAAATTCTACAAATAAGTTTTACATTTAGAATAAAAGTATCATCCGAAGCTCATGCTTTAGACCTTGCTAAATTTATTCAGATGGCGTTTAGAACTAATGGAACTCAAGGAAATTATGTAGATATGGATTTTCATATTCCTACCGAATTAATGCTGAGAGTTGCTACTGATAGTGGATTTGATGTAAAAGATAATGAAGTTGTCGATATGTCTGGATTTTTATACTATTTAAATAGACACTCTCAATTGCCATTTATGTACAAATTAAGGACTATAAAAGGTAAGTATGAATACTTCATTAAGATGAGTGAAATGTATATTCATACAAGGACAAATAATTGTTCTGTAGATAAGGGAGAACGTGAAGGGCAATTGATGAATAATTTCGTCGTTGAGTTTGAATGTACAGTAAGATTTCCAGTTCCTAAATTTTATGCTTATTATTCATTAGAAAAACATGAGATAATAAGGGCTCAGAAAATGGATGGATCATATACGGTATATGAACTTTGTATGACTCATATTCCTCAAGTAAATTCTAAAGGTTGGAATCAATATATGACAACTGAGTTTTTACAGGATGATGAAGACTATAAAGAAAAGAAACCTGTGGAGATTAGCCTTGAAGACTTACTATCTGGGACAGGAAAAGGAAGGCTAAAGGAAATTTCAGATTACACCAAGTCACTCTACTTATCTCCGGCAGTATTTATTGAAATAAAGCTTTTTAATGATACTAAAGAGATTGAAATAGATATAGACTGGAAAGAGTATACTTTAAAATCTAAGACTCCTTTGGTAAATATGAAGTCATTTATAGTAGTATATGCAGATCTTAGATATATAAATGATCAACAGATAGCAATTAATAAATATAAAGATTCTAGAATAAAATAATATATACCCCTATACTAGAAATAGTATAGGGGTATATAATGTCTTTAATTAATTAATTTTCCTGCTACTACTCCAAGGACAAATCCCCATCCGGTTTGTTGAGTCTTTTGTCGTTTGAGAACAGCTTGTGTATGCTCATCTTCTAATATACGATTAGCAATTTCTCGCTTAACTATAGAGTCAATGTCTAGAGTCGATGTAGTCTGCTGTGTTATAACAACTTTACCATCTTGAATAGTTTTTCCTTCAGTTGTCGTTGTCGGTAATTCTTCTTTTTTCCCATTATATGAAACAACAATTGGATTTACAATACTATTCATTTCAACAGTAGCATCATCTTTTGATTCTTTTTCAGCATATACAAATTTTGTTACAGTGTCGCCCTGTATGTACTCTTTAAGTGGAGTTTTAGCAGCCTTTTCAGCTAAAGCTTGAGCTATAACCGCTTGTTCTTTTTCTTTCTCTATTGTTGAATACTTGGCTTTAAAAGCTGTATACTCCGCATTTAGAGAATCATATTTAGCTTGATAGTGTTTCGCAGTAAATGCGAATGTTGCAATGCAGCATAAAAGTATAACTGAAATAGCTACAATTGCAAATTTTAAATAGAAATGCTTCTTTTCTTCCTCAATAATGTCCATTTTCATTTCCCCCTTATTTTTTATAGAATGTAGACGTATGAAGATCCTTTAGCTTGTACTGTGATAGTGCCATTTATATCGACATGCATTTCTACTGCCACATCGATATCACCTGCTATTTCACTAAATACATCACCTAGTATTGTTAAATCCCCATCAATAAATGATGTAACTTTTTGCATTGCGATAACATCCCCACTAATTTCAGCAGCAATGCTTTGCATTACAGTTATATCTCCAATAATTTGTTCAAAAGCTGATGGTACTACTTCTATAAATCCATTGATATCGATTTCTCCAATAGGAACTTCTACAGAAATAGTTCCGTTTATATCGGTTATTGTAGAGGCAGATACATTAATATCTCCGTCTATTTCTGACGGATCTACTGGTTCTTTATCGATATTTAGATCTCCATTAATATCGAAAATAGCGACAGCCACTGTGTCTATATCGCCATTAATTTCTACAGGTGATAGAGGCTCCAAATCAATTGTCAAATCTCCAGATATATCTACTGGATCGTTTTTAATAATTACTTCGATATCTCCGTTAAGTTCTACTGGAGTTAACGTCTCTACATTAATTGTCAAATCGCCAGATAATTCGGCTCCAGACGCATGCATTACTTCAATATCGCCATTGATTTCGACTGGAATTATAGGTTCTTTATTAATAACTAACGTTCCATTAATTTCAGATACTGTTGTTTTTATTACAGTTATATCACCATTGATATCTTGTATATCTGCTGGGAATCTAGGAACTGTAATATCGCCAATAATATAATTATTAAGTTGATTGCTGTCTACGTCGATATCTCCATTAATTTCTTTTTTCATATATGCTAATATATCAATATTTCCTTTAAGAGTGGATAGAAATGGAGATCCTGGATAATTATAATACGAAATTTCAATTACTGGTCTAGATCTAGTTGTCCCATTTTCTCTCGATGCTATCATGAGAGGGAAATCGTCTATTTGATTTTCTCCCTTTAAATAGAACGAAAACTTTCTAGTTGGATCGTTTCCAAACTGCATCATATATTCAGTTATATCATATTCTATTGTATGACCATTAGCCTCTATATCTTTAGAAGCTATAAGCGCACCTATAGTTGGAGCATTAGCCCAACTGACTCCGGTTTCAGTCCATGAATTGCCATTTAATTCATATAGATTTACGGTATTAGAATCTGGATTATACCCATCTACTTGAAGTATAAATTTAATTGCTACGATATTGCTCCATATATCACTAGATATAGCGAGTGGGCTGAACCCAAATACAGCAGCATATTGCCCATCTGAACTTGGGCAAATTTGCATTGACGAAGATTCTCCATAATTCACAAATGGCTGAGATTGCATAAGCATCGCATCTTTTATTGGAGGATATGTAATCTTCTTAACCGGTGGTAAAATTATTTGTACGTTCCCTTCAAATTTATTTAATATATCTATCATTATTTTACACTCCTATCTCATTGTATTGAGATTATTTATATTAAAAGATGGGCATTTCTGCCCATCTTAAATATATCTTAAATATCTGTAGTCTTTCCAGCTCCAGCTACATTAAATATAAAATCACCTTCGGATTTCTTACTTGATGAAATTATTTTTACATAGAATGAAGCAGACTCTCCGGAATTTAAATCTTTAATAGATAGTACATCTACAGCGGATAGGAAAGTGTCATCTATACTTAGTTTTGCATATATATCTCCTTCTATATGAACGGTGCCACTTACATTTCCATGTTCGTCATATGTTACATGGTCTTTTCCATTAATATCTTTAGGACCAGTTATAATGATAGAGCTTATTGGATATTTTGTTTTGTTTATTACTTTAACCTCTTTTGGCACAGAGTCATATCCGGCGACAATAATACCAAAATCAAGATATTTTAAAAGATCTCCCAAATCAGTAGTCAAATAGTTTCCGCTTTCATCGGTGAACATGAGACCATAATAATCTCCAATAAATTCTTCAATATAGCTTGTTCCTACTCCACCTAAAGAATCTTTAAACTCTACTGTTATATTATTTATTTGCCCCATCATAATATCAGATGGAGATATTTGATAGTATACAGTAACTGGACTGCTAGACAGCGCGCTCCAATCTGTTTTGTATACACCATTAACTTTAATGCGATATGTCATATCATCATTATCTGCATCTCCTAATGTTGCATCCAATACTCTACCAGAAAGAACTCCTGTAATTTTTACTGGATTTGTATTAATTCTGGTTACGAATATTTCTTTATTACTAATTACTCCACGACTATCTCTAGCTTCTATTTTTATAGATGTCATTCCGACATTAAAAATGCTATCTGGGAATACAACATTTACTGAATTTGACACGCTCCACGTTTGATACTCTTCTGCATTTACTAATACTCTATATTCAAACGTATCCCCTTCAGCGTCTGATAGATCTGCTGTTAAAGTTACGTTTTCTTTATGCATTGTGTCTGGTGTAACTTTAATATTAGAAATAACTGGACCTACATTTTCTGGTAATAGCAAATCTATTGTAGTCAATACATCAGAACCAGATAATGCACCATATATATCTAATTGAGTTCTTTGAAATATAGGGGCTAATTGTTGTTTAGTTAAAGAGTTTACAGAAGCTAAAGTTCCACCATTAGTACTTAAATTAATTTTTTCAATTTGTTTTAATTGACCAAATGCAGCATCTGGAACTGTATAAGTACTTCCCGTATACCTAGCTACATCTAAGCTTAGTCTAAATTCGTCTATAATAGCATATGTTGAAACACCGCAAATAGTAGCAATTCCAGTAGAGTTAAAGTTGAGACCAGTAACGTCATGTGAACTAACAATAGCCCCATCTTGATAGCTTGTTAGCATCCCACCATTTCTAACTAATGCACAATGAGACCATTGATTTAGTTTAGAGTAAGATTGCAAGAATGCCGCATTATATGCATACCAAGTTCCTCTAGTATCAGCAGCCCAGCCTAAATCTCCACTAACAGCTGGATATCCAGTGGTATTGACGTACATTTGGTACGCGCCAGTTCCTCCTCCTAATGCAAGACGATATTCCCACCATTCTATGGTAAAATCTCGTGTTCCTAAATTTATATCATCTGTAATAGGGGTAGTCAAAGCTCCAGCCGTACTACCCATTGCTCCGCTTCCGAATTTGCGTATATCTGTTACTATTTTAGCACCAGTTCCAGGAGTCCATATCCTGCCAGTTACATCATTGAAATTTCCATCAAAATGTAATAAGCTTTTTACATAAGAGTCTGTATCTGGTGTATATAGAGTGTCTCCTTTATCAAAGCTTATAGCATATTTTCCACCTGTTCCATTTAGAGTTATTTTATCAATACCAGAATATCCTTTAAGATCTATAGACGTTAAAGGAGTTGTTTCTATGGCTCCATATGAAACTGGTGTAATTGTGGTTGCCGGAGTATATGCGGAGTCTGTCGATTTGATTTGTAAACTAGCATTATTAAGAGTAGCATATACAGCATTTGTTATTAAGGCTAAATCTGTATCATTGAACCCTTGATCAAAATCTGCAACAGTACCAATATCTTGCAATCCAAGCGTCGAGCTAAATGTATAGTAGTGTCCAACTCCTGGAGATGGCTCTGAATAAATGAGATAACTATTTGTATTAGCCATAATTTTTATACCACTCCTATCTTATCTATATATTTATTTAATGGAATAGAAAATTTATTATCCCCTACAGTAGATACACTTCCAGTATAAATAGTGGATATTTTAGCTTGCCCATTAAAAGTTATATTATCTCTAGTATATCCACCATCATAACTTTTAAAAGTTCTATTTACTTCTGTCCTATATGGAATTTCTTTTTTAATAATGATTTGAGGTGATTTATCTTCCACTCCATCTTGATCTTTAAAAACTACTTGAATTATATTATCGTTATTGTTCAATTCGCTAGGCTGTATAGTGACAATGTATGGAATATTTACGTCTTGCAATTCTCCATATCCGCTACGATCTATTCCGTTAATACTTGTTTTAAAATATCCAGAAGTGCTGTCCGTATCCACTTCTGTCGAAATAGTTGTAGAACTATCATAAATATGAGTTGGAGATACATCTATTGGAGTGACTATACTATTTGAGGCTAATGCAGGATTGTAATATATAACAGGTCTAAACCCTATAGATTCACTAGAATATGTAGCCAAGTATTTTGCTTGCAAACTCGGTATAAATCCAGTATCTTGATTTCCTCTTCCTATTTTATATTCATATCCCGCTACCGTTCCAGCATCATCTGTGGTGCTAATATTACCAATAGTCCACGATGCATTATTTTTACAATTCCATATATTATTATCAGAAGCTGAAATGTCATATTTATTGAGATATGAGATAATAGCATCCCATTCTCCATAATTACTTGCGCTTAAAGTCCTATCTGCTAGAGTAGACATAAGACGCATAAATAATCCACCACGTTTATTTCCTATAACAATTGGACTTCCTGTAGTTAAGCACATGCCAGCATCATTTAGAGTATCCCAAGTTATATTTGTTTGAATATTCCTATCGGCAACAAATTTTAAATGCCCATCTGGTGTATATCCAATGCATATAAAATAGAATGTTCCGTTTGGGGCTTCTTCTCCCATATCTAATATATTTTGTTTAGTCGCAGATCCTAAATTAGAAAATGTTCCGAACAAACCAGAGCTAGCTTTATATTCACAAGAAATAGCCTGACCAGGTACTATATTATTTAATTTACTAGCCAATGGCAAAGTAGTTCCAACCCTACCTCTACTATTTGATGGAATTGCAGTATATATTAAAACTGGTCTGAATCCAACGTAGTTTAAAGTTTGGGAAGAATCAAATTTACGCTGACTTTCTATGACATATCCGCTATCTTGCATACCTCTAGCAATTCTTAAAGATGGAGAAGCTAAAGTTCCTACATCATCAATAGTATAAAGAGAGCCGGTTGTCCATGATAAAGTTTCTTTGCAATTCCATATATCGTTGCTAGATGCTAAAATATTATTAGTATCATATAAAGATATAATAGCATCCCATTCTCCATAATCAGAAATTGACGGGTGTCTAGCGCTAACGGTATTTAATATTCTTAATTTTACTTTAGTTCCATCTATAGTCTTATCGCTTCCTGAAGATTCACAAAACCCTGCCGTTTGCAGAACATCCCAACTTATACTTGTTTGAATATTTCTATCTGCTATTAATTTAGGATAGCCAGATGCTGTATATCCAATACAAATAAGATAAAATGTTCCATCTGGTGTTGATGATGATAAATCTGATATAGGATCTTTAGTTGCTTTTCCTAGATTAGAAAACGTTCCAACTTGCCCAGAGGTCGATGCAGTATATTCGCAAGATATTGCTTTTCCTGGAACTATATCGTCCATATTTGTTACTAAAGGAAGAGAACAACCAATATTTCCTCTAGTATATTTTTTAGGAATTATAGTTAAAACTGGTCTAAATCCAACAGTAGCAGAAACTACTGTCGTAACAACATTTGTAATATATTGAGGAGTGGAGCCACCGCGAGCAATCATTTGAGTGACAGCCGCTGCCGTTCCTGCACTATCCGCAGATGTTGGAGTTGTTTTTGACCATGATGCCACGTTAGTATTCCATATAACATCAGCTTTGGATATTTTGCCGCCTAAATCATAATCTAAGATTATCTTATCATATTCTCCTGAGTAGTTTCCGTCGTTTAAAAATGCAGACTCTAATAGTCTTACTCTAAAACTATTAGATCCTATAGTAGTTTCTTTACCAAATGATGTTCCAAGTTCAGACAAAGTATCATATGAAATATTTGTTTGAATATTTCTATCTGCTATTAATTTAGGATAACCTTGAGGCGTATATCCAACGCAGATAAAATAAAAAGATCCATCTGGAGCTGCCAAATTTTGTATAATATCTTTAGTTGCATTTCCCAAATTAGAAAAAGTTCCTAAAGCATTCGAGGCAGCTGTATATTCACAAGCAATAGCTTGCCCAGGCTGTATCGTTAAAGTGTCTGTAACTATCTCTAGTGAAAGTATGTCACTCATATTATCTCTCCTTTCTAATAATATAAATTTGTGGATTTAGAATTATCGACATATTCTAATACTGGACGAAATCCAGAATAAAATGTAGATGTCATTGTTTGAACCAATATATAAGATGGATCTACATAATTTTGTAATATTGCTAATGTTGTTGTGGCGTATCCTCCGCCGTGACTTTGCGTGGTCTCATCCCATGTCGTTCCATCTAAAAAAAGAGAAGTTTTTATTTTAGATCCAATCCTATCATGATTAACTTCAAAGGTACTATTATTTGCGACTGTTGTCGATAGGGCAGTTCCTGCCTGCCCATGCCATACATTTGGATCGGCTTTAATTATATTTCCATTTAAATCACTATTGGAAATATATTTTAAGAATTCTGCTCTAGATAAACTTCTAACCATACAACTATCTGATAGTTTTGCCCCTAAAAGATAATTTTTGATATTTAATGTTTGCGCAGATATATTTTTTACAACCATCCTATCCGCAATCAATAATCCAGTAGCTACCTTAATAAGATAGAAAAAGCCAGAAGTATAAGTTCCACCCGACGTCCATCCAACTACACGCGGAACTAAATCTAATTCTGTGTTAGTATTTTTGCTATTAGCCAAAAATCCAGCAGTAAATACCCCTAAAGCTGTACTTGTTTGACTATATTCGCACTTTATATAGTCTCCTATGTTCATAGATTCCAAAGTAGTCCTTAACACTCCATTTGTTTGCGGTGCCGCCATCAAAATCATCCCCCTACATTTATTAATGCAGTGTATGATTTACAATATTAATCTAATTTGGCGGCATATATGTTACAATTTAAAATTGTAACATATAATGATTTAATAATATAAATTTGTAGATTTAGAATTATCGACATATTCTAATGCTGGACGGAATGATAAATATTGATATTTGCTGGTTATTCCATTCGATAGCTCAAAAGTTGCAAGTGCAAATCCAGATACAACTGGTATAAGTGCACTGCCTCCCATAAACACATGAGACGTTGTACTATATGTAGATCCATCCATATAGAGCGATGTTTTAACATTAGATCCAATTCTATCTTGATTTATTTCTGGATATAGATTTCCAAATGCCAATGAAGTCGAATTAGCGCCAGTTCCGACTAGTCCATGCCACACATTTGCATCAGCTTTAATTATATTCCCATTTAAATCACTATTGGAAATATATTTTAAAAACTCTGCTCTGGATAAGCATCTCATCATGCATTTATCGGATAATTTCTTTCCCAAAAGATAATTTTGAGCATTCAGTATTTGCGCAGACATATTAGAGAATAGCAATCTATCTGCAATTAATAATCCTGTATCCACTTTAATAAGATAGAAAAATCTATAGTTAAAGGTAGAACCTACAACATACATCGGAGGTGTAGTAGAAGATTCTGTATCCACGGTAGACAAATTACCTAAAAATGAAGAAGTAAATACAATATTTGATGTAGGAGCCTTATATATTTCACACTTAATATAATCTCCAATATTCATACTTTCTAAAGTAGTTCGTAAAACTCCATTTGTTTGCGGTGCAGCCATTTTATACAACTCCTATCTTAGATATATTTTTATCAATATTGACAGAGAATAAATTCTCATCTGTTTTTGTCGCGTCGCCAATATAATCTTTTTTTACTAATGCCGTATCACTATCCAGAGTTATATTATCTTTAGTATAGCCACCATCATAACTTTTAAAAGTTCTATTAACCATTGTCCTATATGGAGCCTCTAAAGTTACATTTACAGATTTTGATCCACCATCTGCCGAAATTATAGTAATAGTGTTATTACCAGATACGAGCGATTCTATTGGAATTGTTCTGGATAATACAGAACTATACGTATCAAAATCGACATTGTTTATTTTAACTTTAAAATCTACATTAATGCTTTCTGATTTAGCATTAGCATCTATTGTAAAATCTGTGTGTTGCCCTGCATATAAATGAGTTGGTGTTACATTATTAATACTTATAATAGCAGTATCTTCCACTATGAGCATAGGTCTAAATCCATATCCAACATATTGAGATGCCGCACTTGTATAAGTTGCTACTGTTGAAACTCCTCTTAAAACTCTACTAGCCGGTGTAGTGGCTAAAGTAGTAGATGTCCAAGAATACATCACATTCCAATTCCATATAGCATTATCTCCCGCTGTTATTGCACCATTTAGATTACTTCCTACTATTATTTTATCCCATTCGTTATCAGTATCTGTAGCAGATACTCCACCGCTTAATAGTCTAGTAGTAAATATATTATTTCCATCAATAGATATCGGCAATCCAGAACCAGACGCAACACCAGCTGTATTTAGTGCATCCCAAGATATAGCCGATTGTATATTTCTATCGGCTATTAATTTCTTTCGACCTCTACTATCATATCCTACAAGGATAAAATTAAATGTTCCATCTGGAGCTGCCGCTGCGCCATTAGTAGGGATTGCTATTTTAGAAGCTTTGCCAAGATTTGCAAACGTCCCAAATGTATTTGCAGCTGCCGTATATTCGCATGAAATAAGATCACCAACAATCATGCTGCCTAAATCATTAACTATAGCTTGGATATTAGCAGTTACAGTTCTAGCCCCTTCTTTACCAGTCGGTATGTGATTAGGCTTTATACCAGACTTCGTAAATGCGATATCCATTATTACAACAGACCCACCGCCACTAGAATTGGCTATTTCCACCAAATCCCCAGTTTTTAAGCTAAGAGAGCCAATTTTAATCCATTTAAATATAGTAGTATCTAAACCATTAGATGGAGTAGCCCAGCTCCCACCATTTACTCTTACATATGCCCCATAGTTAACCCACGATTTTATATATGCATATACATCATAATTTCCAGATACCATAGAAGGTAATGTAGTTCCGACGATAGCACTTTTCTCACCTAACGCTCCAATGCCAGCAGCCGAATCGTAGGCTACTGCTGTCTGATGTGCAGATGTAGCTATAGCACCAGTTACAGTATACCATTTAGTGGCATCTGTATTAGTGGCTCCTGTACTATATACAGGAGACAAATCTCTACCACTTATCGCATAATAATTTACTAAAGCCATTTATATTCACTCTCCTTTATTAGTTTATTTAAATTATTAGTCTTAATTGCACCTATTTTAAATTATTATAGGTCATTACATACATGTTTAAAAAACAAAGTCAGGGTGGACAAAGCGTCCACCCTTTTATATTATAATTTAAATATTATTCTTAGAAAAAGTCTTTTTCATACGCTTCAGACCTATCTGCTAATATTTTTAGTTCAATAGGTTCTACATCTTGCTGCCCATCAATCCTAACAAATAGTTTATGATTAAGATAAAATGTTGGAGCGAATCTAAACCCTAGCTTCATAGGCTTGCCCATTTGAAGATTAAATAGAAATTGGAAATGAATATCCCCCTCATCAGGAATTGTAATTACTTTTTTATATCCAAATAAAAATGCATCAATTACAAGTCCACCCATAGCATTTTTTGTATTTACATGAAAATCTTGATGAAATGCTTTAAATTGTATTATATCATTATACTTTTCAAATTTTCTTCCTGAAATCTTGATAAGATTTTGTTTTTGGTCTTCGAGGTAGAATTCTATCTTTCTATTAGAAAATTCACTATCTATATTAATTATTCCGTCTTCGGAAGAATACCAGAGTTTTGCCCCACGACCTAAAAGTCCAAATTCTTTTAAGTTAACTTTATCTATAGAATCAAATAGATTTTCCTTACCGTTATTTTCAAATTCAGTAAGAAGTGTGCTATCATAACTTTTAGCAAACCATATAAATGGTTGTTTACTAATTGGAGATTCTAACTTTTCTATACTCATTATTCATCACTCTCCTATATAATTATTTATATGTAGCGGTAAACAAAATATATAAGGCTATGGATTTCTCCATAGCCTTATATTTTAATTATACATAATAACCCTGGAATCGTAATTTAAATTGATGATTGCCAGGATTAGCATTGATAGGAACGACAACTTTAAATTTGCAATTAGAATAATTGTCGCCACTATTAGCGGCAACACCATCATTAACTGTTCCTTTAATAACATCGCCAGTCGCAGCTAAAACTGTTTGACCTCGTAGTGGTCTACTTTGATCGCCACCAATAGCGCTATATACTTTTTGGCTAGAACCATCAAGCTCAGCAGTAGCGTCAACTAATACATTCATCCATTTTCCTACTGGAACGTCTCCAGTATTTTCTCCATTGCCATCTTTACAAGTAACCGTGCCATCTCTCATATCGGATACTTCTGTTGCTCCACCTTTATTATTCCATACATTTACTTCCAATACATCGGAAGGATTACCAGCTTTTACAGTACCAACATGCCAATCAGATACTAAAGTCGCATGGGTACTATCCTGTAATGTAATTATAGGGGCTGCCATAATTTATTCACTCCTCTTAAATTTAGAATATATCAAATGCGTTATGATACTTACTATTTTGTTAATTGTAAACCGACTGCAATAACTAAACTTTCAATTCCAGTTTGTACAGATGTAATATTTAACCTTAATCTATCTCCAGTGACGATGTCTTGAGGAGTAGTAAGATTTTTTATCCCAGATTTAGCTGGATCTGAAGAAATAATAGTTACAGAGTCGACTATACTCCATACTCCAGTATATTTTTCAAGATTAATAACAATATCTTTTGTTAAAGCTGTTTCCATTGGTACATTAGCTGCGATAGAAACAACTTTAGCATTAAACCTCATCATATGTTCAATTTCGCTAATTCCAACATTCACGGGTATTAAAGTAAATTGAGCATATCTATCGGCAGCAACAGCTTCGAGATCTGAAACTTTCTCCGCCAAAGTATCTCCATCTGCAAATTGAATATCGTCTGCACTAGGAATATCCTTCTCCCAATCTGAGTCTTGTGTAGTAGCAGTAGTAGGATCATTTATTAGTTTATATGAAAAATCAGTCGCTTTAACATAACAAACCATGCCTTCTTGACGTCTTGCTTTTGGAATTGCATTTCTATTTACAAGAGAATCGACCGAATGTCTTCCTCCTTGTATTTCATTTGCATACGCAGTGGCATATGTATCTGCATCTGTAAATGTTGTTATAGTTGCAGCCACATTAGTGCCCGATTTAGCATTAGCCATATATCTTAACCTCCTTATCTATGATTATAATATTGTTGCCAAAGATTATATTAAACTGGATGGGATTTGACCCCATCCAGCTCAACTTTATGATATAACAACACCTATCGCGGCACCAGTTTGGATATTTCCAGATCTGAATACATCATAGCTAGAAGTATGACCACTCGCATTAGTAAACTGAACAGTTGTCTTTACCCAGTCAGAATTAGCAAGTCCACCTACTTTAAATTTAGATGCATCTAACCCAAACGCTGTAGGAACAGCGAAGTATAAATATTTACCACCACTAGCATCGAGAGTTTTGCTCATATTGTAATCTGTCGCAAATTCTCCACTAAGCGCAAGAATTTGAGCATTAGTAAGAGATGCAGCGGCAGCAACTCCCCAATATCTCTTATTTTGGAATTTGAGAGATGTTGTTTTTGTTACTGTTGCTTCTACATCATCAGTTACAGTAAGAACCCAACTAGTATCGGCAGTTAAATTAAGAGAGGTTAATTGTTTAGTGGTAGTTCCTATAGGAATAGCACCAACACCGTTATTAATAGACTGAGAAACCATAGCCTTATTAAGCGCCCAGTTAAGATTTATTGCAGTTACAGCACTACCAATTTCGGCAGTATTCACATTATTAGTGAATGATGTAATTACTGGAGCATCGTATAACAAAAAGTCTAATGCCTTTTTAACAGTGTCATAGGTAGCATGACTATGTGTTACATTAGCATCTGGTAAAGCTGTTGGATATGATGCATTTGTAATCATTTGCTGAAGATTTGGATCTAAATCTTCATATGATATGATAGTATGTCCTCCGCCATTGTTGCTTCCTTTAAAAATAATATACGCTTGATTGCCAGTAAAATCTCCAAAACTGCATGGATTATTACACACTTCAATATCAGTGACTCTAATATCTCCTGCTATTTTGGTAACGGTTGTTCCTAAATAGTTTGCCACATATATAGACCCATCAGATATAGTAGAAATAGCAAATGGTCCATCTCCAACAACTATATCTAGAGTTTTAATACCACCAACAATTTTTGATACAGTATCAGATAGATAATTAGATACCCAAATAGTCCCATATTTATCGCTACAAATACCTTGCGGTACCTTACCAACGTTAATATCAAGAACTTTTTTAGAATCTTCAATTTTTGATACTGTATTAGATCCAGCATTTGCAGTCCATACGTTTCCATATTTATCTGCACATATACCATATGGATTTAATCCAACTTTGATATCTTTAACCTTTACATCATTAACGATTTTTGATACAGTTCCAGATATATAGTTTGCTACCCATACTGTGCCATCTGGAGTTACACAAACTCCCCTAGGTCCAACTCCGACAGATATATCCATTACTTTTATACCGTTTACAATTTTTGAAACAGTATTAGAACTATAGTTAGCCACCCAAAGTGCACCATCTGCATCTTGAGCTATACCCATTGGTGTTTTCCCAACTCTAATGTCTTTTATTCTAACTCCATTATTAAATTGAGAAATATTACCAGCTGTAGTATTAACAACCCAGACGTCTACCATATTTAGATCGACACATATAGCCCTGGGTGTGGCTTCGGATGCTGCACTACTTACAACTTGATCGCTTACAATCTTAAATAATTTTGCGTTATTAGGATCTGTTATCCAGAGATCACTTAAATAAGCCATATTTTAACCTCCTTTGGTATATTAATTCTATGTTTAACAAAACGAATAGGAGAGCCGAATGCTCTCCTACATATTACTTCGCTAGTATTTAGTTATTTTTCGATCATATACTATTAATTTTTGGTAGATTCGGTATCATCCTTTTGCTCGAGTGTAATACCCCTCGCCTGTCTATATAATCCAAAAATACCATCAATCGTGGATAGCTTTTCCATCAATTGAAACCCAACAAGACCACATACAAAGGATGCAAGGGCTAAGAATCTTTCACCGAATTTATCTGTCAATATATCCGATACGCCATATATAACTAAGGTAGCGGTGAATGTAGATAATAGTACAGTTGATAAGGACACTTTTTCTGCCTTTTTAGATTTCATGATACGTAAGTAATCCTTACCGTAACTCCCTGCTAATGATGTGATAATGATGACGAGCAATGACGAATTTATACTAGATAGACAATTTACTATCAAATTAATCATCGACGTCACCCTTTCATTCTGTATGTGTATTTTCACCCATTTCATCGCAGCTATCGTCTTTCTGTATTACAGAAACAACGTAGTTGTTAATCATAGCTGTTAATATAATACAAAATAGTATAATAATACATAACAAGGTATGTATAAAATTAGAACGATGCTTTGTTTCCGCTAGATCTCTAGCCAATATTTGTAAAGTTACATCATACTTACTCATGGCAAAACTATGATATGTCGTCATAATATCATAGATATTAAAGCCAGCTACAACAATTAACTTAGAATTTGACTGACGCACGCCTATATTATTTACGTCAGGAATACCAAAAATATCAGTATCTTGCTGAATATATATCGGTTTTAGAAATTCGTACGTTTGTAATCCCTCCACTCCTTCTGACATGAATACACGTCTTAATTCTCGCATATCCATTTCAGTGATTAGAATATGTTCGGGGTTGCTCGACGGGCTAAATTCCCAAAATGTTGGTTTGTTAATTTTGAGATTTATAACCTCGACTGCTTTAACAGCCAACTGTTTATTGGCATGCATTGCAATTTCTTTTTCCCATGTTCTAACAGCAGGATCTGTTGTACTTGAGGTTAAACTCAAGTCGGATACTATACCGTTTCTAGATGCTATAAATGGATCGTTATTATCATTTCGTATATTATTTAAATATTTTCCTTTAATTTCTTGAGAAAAAATTGTATAGGCTGGCATACTTTGATCTGGATTGTCAAGATCTGATTGCAGATTAACTTTATTTGGATACGCGTCTAATAGTTTAACTACTATATTAGACTTTATATTACTACCAAACATTTCAGCGCTATTATAATTATCTGTAATAACAGATTCAATAAGCTGCCATTGTAATTCGCGTATACTTTCAACTTGCTCTACATATCTTTTTTCTTTATATCTCATATCATCATAACCATATAATCCATATACTACTCCAACTAATAAGAACATGAGAAGTGTTGTAGCTAGAATGCGACTTATATTAGATGCTACATTACATATTTTCATTCTAATACCTCCTTTACAAGATTAAATACCTCCCCAGGCATTTTATTACTATGTTCAAAATACAGGCTATGGTGGGTAAACATGATAATAAAAGGAGGTGCTAAAATATGCCTGATGTTGATACAACTGATAAGACGTATACTACCCAAGATCAATCTGCTGAAGAACAAAAAGTGTATACAGGTGAGCAAAAAATTTCAGTAGAAGATCCAAATACTCCTAGAGGCAAAATAATTTCTGCCATTACAAAAATTGGGGAGTATTTAAAAATTCCAATATTAAGCGTTCTAAATTGTACTGCATTTTTCGTTGCTGTTTACCTTACCGGATGGGTTCTTAATGCTATATACCCAAATATACATTTTGATCTTAATTCTCTTAGAGATTTCTATCTAATGGTCATTGGTAAACAAACCCTTGAGCATGGAGTCAATTCTGTATTCAATTCTAATAAAGGTGCAATGCCTTTTATGAAACAAGACGGAGGCTAGAAAAATGAAAGAGGTTACTTTTATATTCGTAAATACCAAAAAAACTCTATATCATAGAATACTAGGCTGGATAATAAATGCATTTGAACATGGAGATGATTTTGCATCCCATGTAGCTATTGAGTTTGAATATCTAAAGGGATATGGTCCTATTATTCTTGAAGCTACAGGCAAAGGAGTAAATTTAGTTCCATCTGACAAATATGATTTAGACGAATCTCAATGTAGAATTACACTAAAACTAACAAACAATCAATATCTTATTATGGAGCAAAAAGCTATCGAAATTGCGGAACACAAATATACTTATAGCTATATCTCTTGCTTAATCGGAGGGATTGCAAATAGTTTTAGTAGAAAACTAGCAACATATTTGGCAAAGAAATTAAATTTAGATACAGACGAACAGCTAAATTGTTCTGAAGCTGGAACAAAATTAGTACGATCTGTATATCCAGACTTTTGCAAAGAATGGGCTGGTTCTCAAATTACTCCATACGATCTATATATTCAGCTAATAGTTAATTCTGTCCGTAAGAATTTGGCTATTTCTAAAATTACTAATTCGAAATAATATAAAAGAGTATACCAATTGGTATACTCTTTTATAGTTTAATAAGCTGTCTTTGACATAAATATAACGATAAAGGAGGTATAAAATCATGGCATTTAATTTAGAAAATAAAGTCACTTTTAATGAGTTGGCTCCTAGTTTACAGCAACTAATTAGAGACAAAGCCACAGTAGAGCAGTATAATACATGTAATGCAATGCTAACTAAATTAACAGCTCAGTTAGGATCTAATAGAATTAGTATAGCTAATAGTGGGGCTAATGTAGCAAATCCACAAAACGATAGAGAGATTTTGGTATCTACTGCTAATAATACAGTATATTCATATCACAATGCATGGAAACCAACAGGTGGAGTTTATTCATAGGAGGTATTAGAAATGACTACTGATAAAATTAATTTGTCTTATTATGAATTGGCTCCTAGTTTACAAAATATGCTAGACAATTCATCTTCTAAAGATGCATTTAATATTATAAATGAAAAAGCTATAGATATAAATAGTAGAGTTAATGATATTACTGTTACTATAGGTCAAAATAGACCAACTGCTGTTACAGAGAAAAAGAATCTAAATCTAAATTCTCAAACTAATATATTAGAGTCCTATCACAATGGAACATGGAACGGAAATGCTATTAGATTTAAATAGGGGGAAATAGGATGAAACAATTCAAAGAGGTATATAACTGCGATTCTATTACAATTAATGTGACAAATAATTGTAATCTTAATTGCTCTTATTGTTTTGAGCATGATAAGAATGAGCAAATGATGAGTCCTCAAACTGCAATAGATATTATAGATGCATCATATAGGGAAGTAGATAAATCTATAGGCGATTTCACTATTAATATTTTTGGAGGGGAGCCATTATTAAATTGGAAAACTATCAAAGCATTAATAGATCATTGTAATGAAAAGAAATATAAAGTGAGATATGGAATTACTACCAATCTTACCATTCTTACAGATGAAATGCTCGAATATATAGATGATAATTCTATTATGATGCTAGTAAGTATTGATGGGATTAAATATGTGCATGATAAAAATAGATGCGATAGTTTTGATATTGTGCACTCTAATCTTAAAAAGCTTATAGATAGAAAGCTCGCTATATTTGTAGAAGCTAGAATGACGATACTTCCAGAAGATGTAGAATACGCATTAAATGGTATTAAAATGCTTATCGATATGGGTATTGATAATATCTGCCCAATGCCAGTAACAGACGTTGAGTGGGATTTTGTACATACTATGAGATTAGAATATTATTATAAACAGCTAATGGAGTATTATGTTGATTTGTTAAATGATGATACAATTAAGCGTAATATTTCTATTAAGAATACAGATGAGATTTTAACTAATGTTTTAGAGCCAGAAATAGACGATCCAATCATGTGTCCTATTTATTCTAACAGATGGTGCGCATTCGATACCAATGGAGATATCTACCCATGCCATCAAGGACCAACTTCAGAAAAGAAATTCAAAGATGATTTATATATTGGGAATCTTTATACTGGAGTGGATGAAACTAAATTAAATAAAGAAGATATACATGCATCATATCCAAAAGAAGAATGTAATAATTGTATTGGGAAATCTATTTGTAAAGGCGGATGCCCAACTCAAAACATGCGAGAAACTGGAATATATGATGAGCCATCATCTGGGCATTGTAAAACAAGCATTGCCTTAGTTAAAGCAGTTCTGAAATACAGAGAAAAATTAATGAATGCTTCTAATATTAGAAACAGGATGATTAATCTTTTAAAAGAAAATCTTAAACTAAAGCAATATGTAGATATTTTGTATAGCGAGACAGATCTAGATGATAGTCTTACTCTTACTACAAGAATTATGCATTTAAAGGAAATGGTTGATAATCTTGGGAAAAAGAACATTCTTCCTACATTTAAACAGTATATAGATTCGAAGATTTCTATAATTTTAGCGTATCAATTATCTAAGAAAGGTGTTAGCTTAGATGAGATGACTAAAAAGTTAGACAGAAAGGAGAATATTAATGGCTAATAGAGGAGTCGTAGTATATACAGAACCTAAAGATGTTGCTAGAGGAGACGCAATTTTAGCAACCGATACATCATATTTACTTTCTGTATTATTGGTAACTATGAATGAAAGAGATTCTATAAACCGTATTATGAACAATCCTGATAACTATGGTACTCCATTACAACAACTTAGCGGTATTATAGATCCGGCTAAAGAAAATGAAATGAGTACAGTAAGAGCGTCTATAGGCGTAGACGTTCCTATATATGCATCATATGTAAATACTGTAATTAAATATACCAATGAAATGGTAAGAACGTGCGGAGGAGCTTCTAGTCAACTGACTATTATTACATGCACTTATCCATATCAAGATACTATAATAAAAGTAGAGGCAGAAGTTGTAGTCTTGGATCAGCAAAAGGTAAATCCTGTAACTGGAGTTGGTATTGTAGATGCTAGCGGAAACGCTGTTATGATTCCAGGATTTAGAAATCCTATTCCTGTATTAGATGCAAACGGAAACCCAACTTATTATACCGTAACAAAAAAGCAAATATTTAAAGAAGGTCCAGAAATAGAAACTCCAGATACTAGTCTTTCTGAAAGGCTATGTGGTAATATATCTATAAGTTGCCCTAATAGAGTTAAACAATATGGGTGGAAAAGCGAAAGCTCTTCTGAAGATCTTGGATATGTTTGGGTATGCAGTAGCACTCAAAGACAGGCAGTCGTAGTAGTTCCTGGATCTATTTCTGGAGACGCTGTACCGTCTGTAAATAAAGGCGATATTATATATGCAAGTACATTTATAGCAATAGCTACAAATTTAAGACTCATTTCTCAAGCACTAGATTCATATAAGGATTGGTGGAATCCAAATGGCAGTTGTAGCAGAACGTGCCAAGTATCATGTCAGAAACCTTGCATGTTATCATGTCAAAGCTGCTATGGTGGAACTTGCCATAATCAAAATTGTGGGGGATGGTCATAATTGTGGAAAGAGATCATGGTTGTGAATGTTTGGGATGCATCTAGACCAAATCAAAAAATATTGGACTTACATATTTATAATAGCAATGAGTTATTGCTAAAATAAATATGCTGGGAGACTATTAAAATGGGCAATGGATTGATGACAATAGTAGAGAGAGTACCATTTGATAGCAGGAATAAGAATAATATTCCTGCTTCACAGTACAACAATAGCGATGGTATCGAAAGACAGTATTCTTTAGTTCCTGTGCAGTTCTTCGAAGCGCTTCAATATATTACATACCCTGGGGTTAAGCCTGGTATGTATTTAATTAATACTAGAGGTATAATATTTAACGCAACTACTCGTGTAATATTAACTAATTATGATACTGATGCTGATAGTGACTATCAGGCTGTTACTTTACAAACTGTTGCTGGTGGTAAGAAGTTTCTAGTGCATCGTCTTGTTGCATATCAATTCTGTAATCCGCCAATTGATTTCGCAAATAGAATAGTTAATCATATCGATACAAATAAGCGTAATAATTTTGCTAATAATCTTGAGTGGGTTACAGTTGCTGCTAATAATCAACATGCTAGGGAATTTTATAATGGCACAAATACTTTCATTGTAAATAAACGTCCAATTGTTAATGAGAATTTCGTTAGGTATTTGTGTGAAGAGTTTCAGAAAGGTAAATCAAATACTGAGATCATGAACTGGTTTGGTATGGAGCTAAATAATTCTAATCATACTCTTCTTAGAGACATTCGTGGTGGATATACTTGGAGACATATCTCTAGCCAGTATAATTTTGATAGAAGTAGTAAAAAACATGCTTATTCTAAAGAAGAAAAAGAAACAATCAAAAAATATATTTATCAAGAAAAAACTGATAAAGAAATATTTGCTATTATGAATGGGAGAGAATATATTGCTAGTACAGATAGATTAGATTCCTTATATAGAACAATTTATACTATTAGAGCTAGCCTAAAGGGAGAATGGTCATGATCAATTATACTGAATTATATTTACTCCTGACAGAATCTTGCCCAAATCGTTGCGAATATTGTTATATTCGCAACAGGGCTAATCCTAGTAGTATGTCTATAGAAATGATAGATGCAAAAATAAAGAAATATAAGCCACAAAGAATCTTATTCTTTGGAGGTGAGCCTTTAGTAAGATTAGATCTTATGCAAGAGATAGTAAAAAAATATTATAGAAAAATTAAATTTCAAGTGGTAACTTCAACATCTATAAATTTTAAAGAATTTATAGAGTTTAATAAAGAATATCCATTAAATGAGATACAATTATCATGGGATGGATTCAATTCTAATAGAGTTAATATTGTGGGTGATACTATATCATTTGAAGTTTATAAAAATATAGAGTACGCTATATCATGTGGGTTGGAGTTCGATATAAAAACAGTTATTAGTAATAATAACGTCCACCATATGTATGATATTCATAAAAAATTTAAAGAGTTAAAAAAATATGGAGTAAGTGGGCAATTTGTTATAGCTCATAGAGATCTATACACCCAAGACTTTTATAATGAGTTATCCAAACAATTGCCACTCACATTTGACTTGGACAAGATGTACTCAGATCATCTAAATAAAATAATTGCCTATATAAACATGGATAAAACTTTCGCTAGTTGTGATATTGGGAAATATATAACTATAGATCCGTATGGTAATGAAAGTTTATGTACTGCTCTAAGTCAAGAAAGAAAAGAATTTGATTTACAAACTGTACAAGAATCATGTGTGCATGAAGATTGTATAAAATGTAAATATTCATGGCTATGCGATGGTGGATGTAGATACGAAAGATATAATCAATATGGTGACGATTGGCAAGCATATTATTTGCAAAGTACCTGTAAAGTAGTTAAGATATATGCTGATACTATACAGAAGTTTTTAAATGATTTAAGTGCAGCTGATAAATATAGATTGCAGAATATTATCATATCGTACAAATCATATCTGAATAATTATTATAAAAAATTGGGTGATATTTAATGAGCATAAATTGGATAAATCTACATTTATTACATACTTGCAATTTATCTTGCAAGTATTGTTTTTTGACTGAAGATGCTAGAAAGTCAAACGATAGATTCAGTAGGTTTGACGATCTACTGAAATTTTTAATAGATGCACCATTAGCTCAAGATGTACTTATAAATGTATCTAGCGGAGAACTAAGTTTGTTTCCAAATCTTATAGAAACGGCTTATAGTAAACTTAAAAAGATAGAACGATATAAAGATACTAATGTAAAATTCGGGCTGTATACAAATGGGTCTAATATAGAAGCTATATTAGATTTATTAGACAGAGGAATATTAGATCCAAAATATACAAGCATGAGTTGGGATGGAATATTTGGCTCGAATATACGAGAATCTAAATCTTTAAAATATAATGATATTTTATTTAATAAAGCAATTGAATCGATAGGAAAATCTAAATATAAAGATGATATTCTAATTAGGTCTGCTTTAACCTCTACATTATTATCTCATCAAAAGGAATCTATAGAATATCTTATAGATTGCGGATGTTCTAATTGGGAGTATTATTTTCTTATAGATAACGATGAATATAGAGATCCTATTTTTCTAAATATATTCGAAAAAGAATTAAATTCTCTTTATAAATATAATGGTAATGGAATTAATATATTCAATATAAACTCAATGCCAGAATTCTACAGCACTAATACAACCAAAAAACGTCTATGGTGTAGATCATTATATAATTCTATAGAAATAGACGTATATGGTAAGATACTACCGTGTGGATCATATAGTAATGGATATAAGTATAAACCGCCAAGCATTGATTTTGATGATATCTCTCAGCAGTATGACCATTCTAAAATAGAAAGTATTAATATAAATAATTGTATAAATTGCGATCAGTGTAATCATGTTAATTGTGGAAATTTACATTGTATCGAATGTGCTAGATTAATACCATATAGAGCTGGAGATACATTCGAGTACAAAGCATCTCAGCCATGTAAAATTCGTAATATTGAAAGAAAATTATATTGTGGAGAGTGATATAAATGTTTAATTATATACCAGAGAGAATATATAAAAAGATAAAAAACGATGAAGCATATATTAGCCTAGTTGCTGAAATCACTGCGGCAAAAGAGTCTTGTAAAACATTCGAAGAATTTATAAGATCAGATTCTGAAGAATTTGTAGGTAGGGATAGACTTTCAAATTATAAAAAAGTTCTAGCTGAAATAGTTACAAAATACTGCCCAGAATATTTGATACAATTAAAAGTTAATGAAGGTGAATATACAAAGCCTCAGTTGATAGAAATGTATAATAGTAATAAATATGACACTGAATATAATTTCTTTTTTCTTTCTAATATTATTAATGCATCATATGACGATGGAACATATCTAGAGTATATGGAATATTTTATAAATGATTATGAAGCTTTACCTTTAAGAGAAGTAAGCCTTTTATCAGATTATGTTCATTTAAAATACATGTATGGTAAAATATATCTAAATGCTTATAATATAAACACAGACAATGATAGATATCATTATATTTTATTTGATGCTAATTATTCTACATATATGAAAGTTTTAGACTATGTTGAATTAGATATATTGAACAATTATGTTTTGGAAGCGTTATGTGATTCATTGCAAGTAGTTGCAAATAAATTAGAAGATAATACAAAGCTTTATTTTTATTTAAAGATCATATTAAATTTTGCAAATAGTTCATTATATCAATATAAGAATTATAGCTATGCGTATGCTAAACTTTTAGATATAAAAAATATGCTTGACGCCTACAGTAGAGATTATACTGAATTTATTAATGGAACTATTGTTTTATGTAAATATATATCTAATGCATTAGCTGTTCCGTCTAAACTATTTAAGGGTTTAAATTATTATGATAAATGTAATCATGCTATGTTTATTGTTTTAATTCGCAAGTATCTAAAGCTAAAAGAATCTATTCCAGTACTTAGAGTTAATAATAGCGCTACTATTACTAATTTAAATCCATTAGATTATAATTATGCATTTTCTAATATAACTGATATAGAGACTCCATCTATTGAACACGATGTAGTTGTCAATCAATATAAAATGGAAGTCGATGCGTGGTTTAAGTCTGATAATGTTGTATTAAATTGTCTTAAAGATATAAAAATTTAAGTTATATATTATAAAAATAAGAGGTATAGTATAATACTATACCTCTATTATAAGTTTATAATGGGCAATAAACAGCAATATAAGAAGAGAGAGGGGATAAATAAAATGAGAAATAGTAGAGGGGTACAAATTAAGAGAGCTAATATATTATCAAATGCATTAAACCGATTAATAGCTACAGATACAGATGAACAGACTACATATCCTAAAATTGGAACATCGTATATTTTGGGAGTAGATAAAGGAAGCGAAACATTTGGAGATATGAGTGCAGTAACTATTCTTGAACAATATTCAAATGGTCCTATTAAAGTTTTAGGATGTGGTACTGGTGAAGATATTGATGCTGCAATAAATAAGCTTAAAGAAGAATGTAAAGATGTAAGTATAGATGTAGATAAATTAGTAGAATTAGCCAAATCGGTCGGTGTAAGCGGCGCATATACATTGGGTGTAAATTATAGAGATATGGAAGATATGACAAATACAATACCAAAATCAGATTTATTATTCCATGCAAACTATCCATTTATTTCTAAAGATCCAACAATTACCTTTAATCTTGTTAAAAAGAGATTTACAGATATCGCGGAAAAACCTAAATGTTTTAATAAGTGTGTAGATCAATATTGTAATATGACAAAAGAGCATTGCTCAAATAGAGATTTTCCACCTATGAGTAAATGCACTAGATGTAATTTTTGGTTTACTAATTTAGAAAGAGAAGAATATCAGCAAATTAAAGATAGACATCTTTCAAGAATTATGGATGAAGTAACTATATTTAGAGGTGAATAGATAATGAAAATAATTAGTGGTGGTGCAGCAGGAGCTGATAATGTTTTCGCAACACAGGCTTTGAGCAAAGGAATAGATGTAGATATTCATTCATTTGAAGGTCATAATGTAAGAGCACCTTATTCTAAAAAGAAACCCAATATTATAATCCATACAGAAGAGGAGCTAATTACAGCATTCTCGTATGTCGGAGAGGCAAGTAGAATTTTAAGTAGAAAGATGCACTCTGCTGGATATAAAAGAAATTTAATGTGTAGAAATTACTATCAAATTAAAGAGACAGATTGTGTTATAGCAGTTTCATATTTAGATTTGTCTTCCAATAATGTTAGAGGAGGAACAGGATGGGCTGTCCAAATGGCTCTATCAAAGAATATACCAGTATTCTTGTTTGATATGCTGGCTAATGTATGGCTTACCTCTTTTGGTAAGAATAAAATTATGTCTGTTTGGCATAAACCAAGACTAACAGACTATATTAATATTACTGGGATTGGATCGAGAGATTTAACTCCTAGAGGAGTAGAAGAAATAAAATCTCTATTTGGAGGGCTATAAAATGGGTAACAAAAAAATATCAAGATATATTCCTAGCTTATCATTTTTAAAAGTTCCAAAGTTAACGCTATTAACTTATAAAGAGTTAGAATTTTTTATTAAAGAAGCATCTACTGGATTTAAATCATTTAACTTGGATAGACAATCTGAAAATGGTACAAATTTTATTTTAGTATTTACTCCAAATGAAATTGAAAAATTTCATTCAATTATTAGAAGATTTATATCTTCTAGCTATACTATAAGAATGGAAGGAGGGGAAAGTCCTCTATTTGAAATAAGCTATTCTAAAAATATTTATAATCCTAGTGAATTACACATAATTTTGGCATCTATACAAGAATGTGCTATTATAGATAATAGAATAAATGTGAGATTTTTTACTAATAAAATTGGATATTAGAAAATATTTAAGTCTATTAATAGAACTAAAGTATCAATTTCTTTTTATGATTATATATTATAGAGATGAATAAAAATATCAAACTCAAATATATAAAAATAAAAGGAGATAAAGATTATGAAAAAACTATTAGTATGTCTTATGGTTGCATTCTATTTAATTCTAGGAGTCAATACAACTCATGTAAATGCTCAGCATTTTAATTACAATGAGGCGTATCAAATTCTACAGGGTCAATGGTTAGATACAGAAAAAGGAAAACGTGCTGTATTTGTATGGAAAAGTAAAGATGGATCTGAATGTAATATTATCAATGGAAAGGGTTATACCGATCCTAACGGAAATAGTTTAATCTATTTTGATCACAAGGGAGTTACAGCAAAAATAGCAGTTACATATTATCCAGATCAAGGTAGATATTATGCGGAGATGTCAACTTGGCGCAGTAATACTGGTGTGTGGAATACTGAATATTATTCTTTAACTAAAGAATAGAAGTATAAGAGAATGCATATGCATTCTCTTTTATTTTTTCTAATAAGGGGTGAAGTAAATGTTTACAAATATAACAGCAGTAACTTTTAAGATAGCACAATATTGCAATCTTGACTGCGAATATTGTTTTCAAAAGTATGATACAAAAACTATTGATAATAAATTTGATAAGTATGATGATATGATTAATTTATTATCTAAGCTTCCTTTAGATGAAGACTTAGAATTTAAGGTTACTGGAGGAGAGCCAAGTTTATTTTGTGATGATATTAGATATGCATATAAAAAGCTATCTAAATTAGAGCGTATGAAAGATATTAAAATAAATTTTACTACTATTAGCAATGGTACTAATATGGAAGGTTTAATTGAATTAATGGATGAAGGTGTACTTAGATCATGGGGCTGCAAATATAGCTGGGATGGCATATTTTCTTCATCTAATTCTAGGAAGCCAAAAAATAAAAAGTACGATAATTTATTTTTTAATAATAAACTCTCTATCATTGGAAGGTCTAGATATAAAGATGATATACTTATTAGAATAGCATTAACTCCAAATACAGTAGATACGCTTTATGATAGTTTTAAGTATGCATTAGATAATGGATGCAATAAACTAGAATATTACTACTTGACAGATTGCGAAGAATATAGAGATTTAAAATTTATTGAAAAAGCTACAGCTCAATTAGAAAAAATAGCAACTCTAAAATTAGAATATAATTTTACCTACTCCAACTGGGATGCTTTATATTTTACTGAGTATTGTCTAGATAAAGAAAAAGACAGACTCAGATCTATAGCTTGTCGTCATCTTGGTAGGAGTTTATATATTGAAATGGATGGTAAAATTGCACCATGTGGTTTCTTTAGTAAAGATGCAGTATTTAATGGCTGTGAACTCTATATGGGTAGTATAGAAGAAGGATTTTATAGAGATAAAGTAAAATCCTTCATAGATCAATATAAAGAGGTTCCTATGTGTTATAATACTCAATGTAGTAGTTTACATTGCTTCGAATGTCCTGCGACTAATCTATTTAGAACTGGCAATATGCAGAATAAGTTATATCAAACGTGTGTTTTAAGAAATATAGAAAGAGAGATATTTTTAGAATATAATAAAGCCGATGTCGTAGATATCGAAAAGGTGAAGCGAGTATATCACTATAATGAAGACTGGAACGTAGAAAATAGCATGCCGGAGTTGCCATATAAATAAAAAAATAAAACCCGTCGATATCGACGGGTTTGTTTTCTTCTTAATCTAACTTATAGCTATTGCGGATAGATTCTAATTTTGTTCTTGGATGGATCATGACATGCCCCCTTCCATTTATTACTTCTATTTTTAGATCTCCAATTAATGGCTGTACCCTAGTCTCTATCCAGTCTTTTAAAGTCGTATTTCCAAAAGCTTTTCTTTTATATAAATATTTTTCTACTCTACAATTCACATATCCTCGTATAACTATTCGTATATCTTCAAATCTAAATATTTCTTCTTCGAGATCACGAATACTATATTTATCTTCTTCTATCTCTATTTTAATTATTGAAAAATCTGGATTGTAATTATTATTTAAATCGCCATCATAATGTCTGATATCAAAACTATTTGATTGGCGGCGCGATTCTTCTTTACCGCCATCTATTTGAATATACTTAAAAACATGGGTATATATAAATTTTCCGCCAATAAATTGACCTCTAACGCCATTTTTAAATATAACATTTGCTCCATCGTATAAATCTGATTTTTTAGCCATTTTGTTTCTCCTCTTGTATAATTTATTATGCTCATTTTTATAATATATAATCAAAAAATAAAACCATCGATATCGATGGTTTTATTCTTCATAATCTAAAGTAAACGCAATAGCTTTACCTGTGGTCGTATCAACGCCAATTAGATCTTGTATAAGTATTTTTTGCATAGAAGTATGTAGACTGCTAATCACAACACCATCAACTGTAGCCGGTTCTTGTTTTCCTCCGTAGCAAGATAAAGTATATACATGTTTTATAGAAGAATCTATAACTTTGTCTAATATTAAACCTCTCAATATAGCTTCAGGATAGTAGATAGTATCAAGCATTTTTATATAGCCCTCTGGAGTTCCATGTGCTATAAGATATACAGTATCTTGCACTTCATCCTCTGGATTGCCAAATATACAAAACCGTCCTGCTTCTTCTCCGCCATCAATCCACCATGCTAACTTATTTATAGCTTCTTCGCCACATGGTATATAATATTGTTTTTCGCTAAATCGATATATCATTTTAACCTTTCTCCTCACAAATAATATAAGGGATGAGATCAATCTCATCCCTTATATTTTATTAACGATTCATCCCAGTGATCAGCCAAATATACGATGCTGATAAAATAACTATACTTCCTACAAATAAATCCAATATCATAGTATAATCTGCCTCCAATATATTTTTTAGTTAGTATAATAGTACGCTGTTAGATAATAGATCATATTGCTATGAATCTATTATTCATCTTTATAATATATGATTAAAATATAAAGATATTGCATTTTGTCTATGTTCCTGGGAATTATTGGAAATACTTACATTTTTGAGTGAAGGTTAAATAAAATGGTTATATATTATAAAGATGAATAGACACAATACTATATTAAGTAGGGGGATTGAAATGATTATTATAAACAGGGAAGCTGGGACAGTTGCATTCGAATGGTGTACTAATGACGTGAGAAGAGTGATATCCGACAGGAATATCAGATTCAAAGGTGGGACTCTAACAGAAGCAGAATGTTTCAATGTCCTTAGTACAGCAGTTAAACATCATGATCTAGACGAAGGTATTAGAAATGATGTAATTGAGTTCTGGATATTCACAATATACAGAGCTAGAATTATTAATGGTAGAGACGATAGACACGGATACTATGTATAATATCCGATGTTCTATTTTATAAGTAAGGAAGTGAAGTATAATTATTGAAATAGATGAAGAAAATGGAACTGTAACTGTACAGCTATCTATTCTACATGTAAGAGATTCGCTTACAAAATTGGTTGATCGTGGGCGAAAAATAAACCTAGAATTGACAGATGAGGAATGTTTAGATGTATTGAAACATGCATTAAATGCATTTATAAATAAAAGTGAAATGATGTTAATGACAAGTATAGATGATATAATTTGTTATTCCGCGCGCACTTTATTTAGTAATAAAATAAAATATATCTATCCTCCATTTGAAGTTATTAATAAAAAATAAAGAGTAGCCAGCTCTTTATTTTTTGATTATATATTATATAAACGAATAATAGATGGGAGATGAATAAAATGGATGAAATTGCATTATACGAGGTATGTATTATACTAGGCTGCAAAAGGGAAGTAGTCCCACTTTCAGATGTATCAAATATAGATAAAGGGATAACTCCAATAGGTTTTGCTAATGTAATTCAAGATAATGAATTACATGATATATTTAAATACTGTAAGGGAAATCAATTATTTCTAACAGAAGATCTTTTACCAGGATTAAGACAAAGACGACACTATCCAGAAGCTCTTTACATATATTGCTTTATAAACTCATTGGACTTAGATAGTACTGATTTTATCAATGACGAACAGAAAGTTAGAGGTGCAGAAATGTATAAAGAAATATTAAGAAGAATAGGGAGATGCTCATAGTGAAAAAACGGCATGATAATATTACAATTAAAGATGTAAGAAATGCTATTAATAATATGACAGTAAATGGAGTAAAAATAGAAATTGATCTTACCGATGAAGAGTGTTTAGATATTGTAAATACTAGTATAAAAAATTTAAAAGCTGCTAGAGAAAAAGGTCTGGATATAAAGATTACTGAGGTTGCCATTCATTCAGGACTTCGTTTATTATTTTATGATCTATATAAAGATAGGATAGAAGAAAAATATCCTAATCTTAAATAGTATATAAAAAGAAAGGGAGTTCCTTTCTTTTTTCTTAAAAACATGTAAGCTTACATTAATATAATTGAATGGAGGGTGAGTATAATGGAAAAAGTATTTATGGTTCCATATAATAATACAAGCGAACCAGATAGTGCATTATGTATAGATGGTCTAAATTTTAGTATTAATGAAGCATTTCTTCTAATATCAAATAAACCTATAGCTAAACATAGTAAAGTATATTTTGAGTTTACTATAAAAAACTACACTCAAAGTGTAGGAAGGCGCAATATACCAATATATGCAGGTATTCATAAAGAGCCGTCATTTGGTATATTAAATGCAGATTTTTGTATAGGATCTCTGTTCTATGTCGAAGGTAAAGACTACGATATTATAGAAAAATATAACAAAACAGCAGAAGATCTACATAGAGTTCCAGGTCATATATATTCTAAAATACCTGGCGCTACAGATGTAATAGGAGTATCTGTAGATTACGATAATAACTTTATTTGTTTCTATAATAACGGTAAACCGTTCTATTCGTTTTATCCAAGCCTATTTAAAATAAATGAAGAAGAAAATTTCTATTTATGTATTTGGGGTAATATAGCATCTGATCTAAAGGGAAATGTAAACTTTGGTAGAAACGGCGCAAGCTATTTGCCAGATGGATACAATACTGTCTATGGTGAATACTATAGAAAAGAATCCATCAAAGCAGAAATATCTGGTACTATTACTGTAGAAAGACCATCGACATATGGAGAAAATACTAAAGAGATAAACGCTACAATCAACGTTACTAATGATATTAAAGGAGATGGATCTTTAATATTATTATCTGAAACTGCTATAATAAAAGATGATTTAGAGTATACATTACCTTACGTAAGTTCTACTAATTATTTAGCCGATGGGGGGAATGTATTTTGTAATCTTCCAATACCAACAAACCAAAAAATATATTTAGAGCTATATGTAAAAGAAGGAGAGCTTATAAATAATATAATTGGTGTTCCTGTGTCAATTGGTGTCAGTAATTCTATGAATACACTTCAGTCTAGATCAATGAGAATGCCTTTATATCATAAGACATGGCATAATTATACATATACTGAAGTAAAGGATTTAATGCCAATTGTAAATCAAATAAGCGATATAGATACATCTATTTCTCCTGAGCAAGGAAAGATAATAGGAGTGTGTCTTAATTTAGCTGATAATGAAATATCCATACTTATTGATAAAGTTCCACTATATACATTTAAGGCTAAAAATATAGACTTTAGAGATCAGAGAACTCCATCATATTTGTTCTTACACAATGAAGGAGCATACAAAAATTACGTAACTGGAAGTTTTAATTTTGGGGCTACGGCATTTAAAGATACAGTACCAAACGGATATATGTCTTTATTTGATTATTACAATGAATTCTATTTATTATCAACTAAAGCCGAAATATCTGGTGATATAACAGTTAAGCCATATTTGACAATTAAAACAAATTATATTTCTGGAGATATAATTGTTGTAGGACCACCTGATGTTGGTGAAGATATATTTACAAAACCTGGTTTGAATAAGCTAATGAAAACATACAACACAGTAACTGATACTGAAGCGCATCAAACAGTAGATAAAGATATAACTTATTTAAATGCAAGCATTAAGAGTGCGAACAACGGATATCTTCCAGACGATACTTTCTAAAACATATACCACTACTGCTCATTGCAGTAGTGGTATATTTGAATTATATATTATAGCAATGAATAATAAAATTAAAGGGGGAATATTTATGAACGATGCAATACTATCTAAGGAGGATAACGATGAGCTAATACGAAAATTAGCAGTAGCATTCGAAATACTATATAATGCGCACATTATAACTTTTGAATATCGAGAATCTAGATCGATATATGATGATTTTTTAGAACATGCTAGATATATAGTAAATTACCCATTAGGGAAAAGTACTATGACATCCAGTATAAAACAAGCAAATGAAATATTAGAGAATAATGCAGACAACCCAGATACCCATTTAATACGTAATATTTTTGACAATAATAAATTCGCTATAAAATTATATGCATCTGGTATTAAGGAGATGGAGGCTAAAGGTTTAATAACAATAAAATCGACTAATTCATTTGAAAGACATATATCGTATGAAAGAGTTGTAGATGAAATATTGTATAGTGGCTATTCTAATAATTTTGAATCACTTCCATCAATACCAAATGGAACAATTTTATTCGAATCTCCAAACTATATTATATATAAATCATTAGTTCCAAAACACAAGCCAGATGATTACATATATAGTGTATACCCTCGTAGTTTAAATAGTTTAGAAAATATATTAAAGGATTATAGAAGTGGAAATTATACATTAGATACCAAAGTCCCCAACGAGGCATTTAATGTGACTGCACAGAAAATAGATGCGGTATGTAAACTTGTATCTATGCAGAATGGTAAAAACAATATATCTAATATTTGTATACCTATTGTTAAAGATTACTTTAATAAATTTTACAAATTATCCGATGCACAATTAAGTAAACTAGACAAACAAGAATCTATGAAATTTATTAAAAGTTATTTTAAAACAATAGAGCGTGGGGGATTTACTAAAAGTACAGTGTCTAGATGTAAAAAGGCAGCAAGTCGCTTCTTTGGGATAAATATTGAAGATTAGTGCATTGGATACATTATAATATGTATCCTTTATTTTTTGGATTATATATTATATAAAGGAGAATACAATAATTAATTTAGTAAAGGGAGAGATTACAATGAGTAGAAATTTTAAACAAATCGTGGAAGCAATAAAATTATTAGAGAAGAATGGTGACATCATAATCGGATGCACTCCAACTGCCAATGGAAATAAACCGTTAACAGATAAAGATTACGAATGCCTCGTGTACCAATTACTGGATTCAGAATCTCCTATGATCGATTCAATATTAAAAAATGCCGATCTACTAAGACAAAAACAGAAACCTTCGATTGTAGATAAATTGGCTAAAGCTATAGAAAATGCTATGGAGTCTGGCGCAAGAATTCCAATAAAATTAGAATATATTGATATGGCTAATACGGTTTTTTCTAGCAATAACCCAGAAGAATTACTTGCAAAAAGCCCATCTCATATTATAGCTGAAATATTTTTGCGCAAAGATGAAAAAGCGGCAAATGCATTTTTAAATAAGTGGTATGATAAATCTGCTGTAGAAAAATCTAATAATAGTGCGAGTAAAGATGATACGCATCCTATTATACGTCGCCAATTAGATACAGCAATAGATAAATTAGTATTAACTGGAGCCATATCAATATACTATACAGAACGAGCTATGGGTATTGGTATTAAAAAGTCGCTTGCTGAAGAAATACTAACTGAAAAGTTTACGATGTCTTCTGCATTTTCTCATAGAGATTTTGACTACATACCAGAAGGAACTATTTTATTCGAAACTTCGAGCTATGTAGTTTGTAAAACGTTAGCATCGAAGTCTAATTCATATAATGAACTTAGGCATTCCGTAAATAAAATTATGGCTATAGCTAAAATGTACAACGACCCAGAATGCAATAATTGCAAGCTTAACTAGTATGAGTCTACAATATAATAAAGAGCACAATTGTGCTCTTTATTTTTTATAAGGTAGGTGAATATAATGGCAACTGTAGGACAAACTTTACCAGCCCCAGAAGAAGGATGGCGTAGATATGATGATACTGATAGTAGGATAAAATATAGTTCTGAAGTTTCTAATTTAGCATTGTCTGGACAAGCGTATGGTAATGAATGTAAAGTAGTTCCTTTAAATGATATAGTGTCTTTTAAGTTCTATGGATCTAAACTTAGAATAATAGGCATATACGATCCAGATAATCAATCAGATATTATTTCTATTACAATTGATGGATTTACAGAAAATTTTAGTGAGCGTAAATCTCCATGGACAAATTATGTAATATGCTACGAAAAGCTAAATTTAGATATAGGCATACATACTATAACGATAAAAAATTTGGCATCTGTCATATATCCTAATAATTTTATTTTTGACTGCATTGATATAGACTCTATGGGATATCTGACTCATCCGATTCTAACACAAAGAACTAAAGTTGAGGACATGTTGGTCGGAGATTGTATACCATGTAGATATACTGCGTCTTCCGCCACCGCAGGAATTTTCAGCGAATTAGGTACTTGTATAGCAGCAGAAATACCAATAGCTGGAACAGCAACTCCAGATGGTTTGTTTTACTTTATTAAAGTAGATAAAGGAATACTTATTGCAGATAGAGTAGTACAAACAGGTATATCGTGGAATATATTGAATGCTAGCAGATATATAGAAGGTATAGTTTCTACATATATAAATCCTACTATAGTATCTACAAATATAGACACATCAATACTATATACCCCATCATATTTGCCTAATCTTTTTGTGGCTAGTCTTCTAAATCAACTTAATTTTTCTTTCAAATCGGCTCCACCATCACTTGTATATGTTCAGTTTGAATATCCCGAATCGCATTTATTAACTAGCATTCAAGTATTTGCGTCTCTCAATGCAGCCGGCATGGAGCCATTGTCTAATTTTTCTATAAAAGGTAGCATATCTGGAGATTTTACAGATGAGCAATTAATATACAGTGGTAAATATACTACATTAGGAGCTTGGCAGACATTTAATTTTCTTTCTACCAAAAAATTTAAAAAGTTTCGTTTTTATGTTGATACATGGAATATAAACAATGGTGGTGGAGGAGCAAATATTGAAGCCATAATTCCGTATTTTTCAGATTATAAAATTAGATCACTATCTGGTGGAAATGCTTATTTAGGTACTGATGGAAAAGTTAGTTTGACAGATCATGGATTAGGGGCATATCCTAATAATGAATGGGATATGTATGTAAGCAATTTTGAAGATGTGCAACTTAATTGGAATGCAGGAAATGCATCATTGGTTAAAGACTGTATTATTGGCGGAGGAACAGGAAGACAGTTCAGGGGACCATTTTTATTAAATGGAAGTTGGTATGGTAAAGATAATGTAAAAAATGTTGGAGGAGGGATTACTAATTCGTATGCAAGCCCAAGCGTTGGATTTCGTCCCGTTCTAGAGTATCCAGATGATTATAAGTGTACAAATATATGGTATTAATGATAGGATATAAGTTTACACGTATATAAGAGAGCACAACTGTGCTCTTTATTTTTAAGGAGGTAATTTAAATGAGCAATTTTAATCCAGAAGATAAAATAACTTATAATGAGCTTGCCCCATCGTTACAAGAATTATTAAATGGTAAAGCAAGTCACGAAGACTTAAATGTTATTATTAAGCTAATGAATGGAATAAGACTCACTGTAGGACCAACAGCTCCAACAGCTCCAATCAATAATAAAGAGATATGGGTAAATACTTCTACCAATTTAGTAATGCGGTATAATAATGGTTGGGTGGATAATAACGCCAATGTAGCTAAAAATATTCCTACAAGTGATGTTGGTGGGAATATATGGATAGAGGATAATTAGGAGGTATTATAATGGCAGATTATATCTTTCCAAATATTCCTGCATCTCTTGCTCAAAATGATAGAATTATATTTAATTATACTGGAGCTGTGCAAGAATTTAATTTCGGTCAGTTAGGTAATATAAAAATAGAATGTTATGGTGCTAAAGGCGGAGGATCAACTGGTGGTAAAGGTGGATATGCATATGGTGTATTAGATTGCGCTGCATATGAATCTGTGCTTACTAGTAAAAAATTATATATATTAGTAGGAGAAAACCCATCTACATCGCAGGGCGGATGGAACGGTGGTGGGTATGGTAGTGTGTATGGAGCTGGCGGTGCATCTGATGTTAGAACGTCTTTTTCTAGCGATATATATCAACTAGCATCATTAAGCTCTAGAATTGTAGTAGCTGCCGGAGGAGGAGCACAGGACGTACGTGGAAATCGTCAAGGTCCTGGGTCTCCTGGAGGTGGATGGAGGGGAACTGATGGAAGAAGATGTACCGCAGGAACACAGACAAGTGGCGGTATATGTAATGATGGAACAGGAGCAAGTGCAAATGGCGTATTCGGTAAAGGTGGTCCTAATAGCAACTCTGCTGGGGGAGGCGGAGGTGGTTGGTATGGAGGAGCTGGTGGTGATGGCGGAGCTGGTGGGAGTTCATATGTAGCTGGAGATCTCAACTGTCCAATTGCAAATCCTTTGGGAATTAAACTTACCAATAGTGGATCTACTACAGGAGCTAATTCTGGTAATGGTATGGTAATTATAACTGTATTGAGTCTTGGGCTTAAATTATATCATAGACATTTAAAAATACGATTTAAAGATGGCAGTACAAAAAAGATACCATTATATGAAAAAACCCCAGCTTTGGTAGAACCATATTTACAAGTTGAAGATAATGGAAGTATAGTATATGCTAAATTAGATCCTCAATATAATCCATATGCATCTAAATTAAAATTTAGGAAGAAAAATAAATCTGGTATATATTCTGCATTGGCATCATCTGAAGTAAATGATGATGGTACTATAATTTATCGACCTGGTACAGCTGAATTTAACTCTGCTGGCATTTATGCGTGGACTATTCAGGCTGAAACTGTCACTGTTGAGCTGAGTGGCGGCGGGGGAAATAGAGGAGAAAGTATATATACTTTAGATAGTGATGGGCATTTAAGTTATATTACTGGAGGTTCTGGTGGCAGCGGAGCAAATAAATCTATTACTCTAACAGGTTTACCAGTTGGTCAAACTGTAAATATAACGGTTGGAGACTCTACTGAGGGTTCTTCTTTTGGTAGCTATGTATTTGTAGAAGGAGGCAAAAGCGGTACAGATGCTACTTCTACCGTTCCTGGTATTGGTGGACAAACGGTACTTCCAAATGGAACTCCTGGAAATAATGGAGTAATGGCAAAATCACCAGAAGGTAATATAACTTCTGGCAATCTAGAGATAACCAATGGTGTTAGTACAGAATGTACAACTATAGATGCTGTAATAACATGCGCATTGCAGAATTCAGTAATAGAAAATGCTATTATAAATAGTGCTGTTGTCGATATTGATGGGAATCTTATAAGTGGAGATTTAGTATCTGGTGATATCACAGCTGGCAATATATCAGAAGGATCATTTGTAGGAGATATGGTTAATGGTTCTGTAATTGGTACAGTATCTGGAGGTAGAACTTTAAACAAACCCACTATGAGTTTATACACATCTAGTGTTATAAATAATGGCATAGTTGCTGGTGGTACTGTTGTATTTGGAAATATTAATCAAGGCTCTATATTGCATGGGTCTATCTCCCCTTGTTCATTGATAGGCGGTGTAGTAACTGGAGGGGAGATAACAAGTACTAATATTGGCACAGAGCTAGAACCCATTCTTATTTATACTATTACAGGCTGTATAATAAATGAAGCTGTTATTTCAGATCCAGAATATATAACTATTTCAGATAGTATAGCAGAGCATATTACTATAATAAATAGTAAAGTAACTATTAATAAGGGTGTCGCTATTGGAGGAACTATGATATCTGGAGATTTTAATGAAGAAGAAAGCCAAGTGGCAGAAGAATATGGTACTATATACGGAGGCACAACACCATATTCTTATGGTAATGGCGCTGATCTTATTATAAGTTATGATGATATTAAACAAACTGGAAGTTGTGGATTTGTAAAACTAACTTGGTAAATAATAAATAGGAAGTGGTAAAATGTTTCTCGCAGAAGATAAAATTACATATGATGAATTGGCTCCATCTTTGCAAAATTTAATAAATTCTAAAGCTACGAAAATAGAATTATATGCAGAAATAGAAGATAGAATAGCTGGTGATACGGCAGAAGCTCAAGCTAGAATAGCTGGTGATACGGCAGAAGCTCAAGCTAGAATAAATGGGGATAACGCATTATGGGCAAAAATAACAGATTTAATTAACACTGATACAGATATTTATAGTAAAATTGGTACACTGAATACTACTATAGTAAATTATAGAGATCCTTGTTCTGGAAATTGTACTGGTACGTGTCAAACTGGATGTTATACTCATTGTAGCGGAAGCTGCACTACGAGTTGTGCTGGATGTGGATCGCAATGAAATATGATAAATTAAATAGCTATATTTATACCAGTAATAGGTGCAATCTTAAATGTAACTACTGTTACGTCGATGGAGAAAGGGAAGTAGTAAATACTAAAGAAAATATTGATAAATATTTAGACATATTATTTACTTCTCCATATACTAAAGATAGGGACGAAATTAAATTAAATTTTATTGGAGGGGAGCCATTCGTCGAATTAGATCTAATAGAATATACAATTGAACAATTTTTTCATAAAGCTAAACAGTATAACCATCATTGGTTAAATAATTTTAGCTTTATGGCTAGCACTAATGGCACTTTAGTTAGTACTAAAAGAGTTAAAGATTTTTTAAATAAATATCCATTTTTTATTGGGTTTAGCCTAGACGGACCAGAAAATATTCATGATAAAAATAGGATGTATAAAAATAATTGTGGTTCATTTAATGACGTAATTTCTAACTTTGAATGGATACAAGAAAAATATAATATAGATAGAGTTGATTCAACTCTATCTAATAATAATGTAGATGATCTATATGATATATTATCATTTCAGCTTAATACTTTAAAAACCAGAGCAATAGGAGTTAATGTAAATGGCAGTGCTTATTTTTCTAAAGACGATGCTAGAAGTGTCAAGATGCAAGTGAGCAAAATCATAGATGAGTTAATAATGGATAATAAAGAGTTTACAATTGCGATAAAAAATTTATTTAAACCTTTAAATTATTATGACTATGATAAAAAAAATAATTATAAAAAATTATTTAACTGCTCATTTGCAAGATATACAATATGCATACATCCAAGCGGTGATATATATCCATGCCAGATATTAGCAAGTAATAATATTAATAAATTTGCTATAGGTCATGTTGATACTGGATTGGATATAAATAAAATTAATGCAAATTTAGAAAAAATAAAATCGGCTAAATGTAATAAATGTAGATTTAATAGTATTTGCAGAAAATGTTTTGCTCAAATATACAATCCAGAAAATGATACTTTTGATAAAGTATATAATAATTGCAATTTGACAAAAATAGGAATATTATTAACTCATATTTTTATTAATAAATTAAAAGAAAATATAAAAGATACAATAAAATTTATATAAAGAGGTGGAAAATAATGTATGTATTTTATCAAATAAAAGAAGTATTAAATTATATTAATATGAATGGGTTAGATATAGCTTTATTAGATAAATTTATTTTTGACAAATTTCCAAAAGATCTAATCTATGAAGGATCTAAAATTGATTTCACCCACATTAAAAATGGGGAAGAGATAGCTGCAAATAGTTTTTTTCATGGTAATTTAAATTGTAATGAAGAAAAATCATTTATAAATATATCAGAGTACGATTTAACTTTTTTTAAAGAGAATATGAGTGATATGTATCTTGACTATGTGGAAGGAAAATTTATATATAGAGATTCTAATTCTCTATTTGCTCTAAATACTAAAATAAGTTCTACCTCTGGAGGATTGGAAAGTGTAGTGGCTGATTTGTCTAAAACAGTAGAGGTATTATTATTATATATTACAGATAGTTTGGACACTCCAGAGCGAGAAAAAATTAATGATGTTGTAAAAACCAATAAAGATAATTTACTTATAAGCCTGCAATATAATAAGAGCTCTGATGAGTATATCAATAAATTTTTAAAGAGACAAACATCTATAAAAGTATTGGTGGAAAATTATTTGAAGAAAAGGAAGGTATGATATGAATCTTACATATCCGTTTACTGCAATGGTTTACACTAGCAATAGATGTAATCTTAAATGTAGCTATTGTTACGTTGATGGGGAAAAGGAAGTAATAAATACTAAAGAAAATATTGATAAATATTTCGACGTATTGTTCACCTCTCCATTTACAAAAGATAGGGAAAGTATAGTTATAAACTTTATAGGCGGAGAACCGCTTATAGAAATGAATTTATTGGAAAGCGCAGTGGAATCTTTTTTTAATAAAGTAAAAAAATATGACCATCATTGGGGGCAGTGTGGTAAATTTCATATGCATGCTAGCACAAATGGAACATTAGTAGGAACAAAAAGAGTAAAAGACTTTTTAAATAAATATCCTTTTTTTTCTATAGGATTTAGTATAGATGGACCGGAAAGCGAACATGATAAAAATAGAATTTATAAATCAAATGACTGCGGATCTTTCAAAGATATTATGCCAAATTATGAATGGGCAAGAGAGCGATATAGTTTAGAAACTGTAAAAACTACTATAGCCCATAATAATATAACAAGTATTCCAGATATTATAAAATTTCAAGTAGAAGAATTAAAGAATATTAGAATTACTTGCGGTGTTGCTTTTAAAGACATGTGGACTAAAGATGATGTGGAACTATTAAAAAAATCATATTATGAAGTATTTGATTATTTGATTGGCAGTAATAAAGAATTTTGTATCGACGCTCAATCTATCTGTAAAAATATAGATGTATTAGAAAAATCTATAGGAAAAAAAACAGACGATTATCAATGTGGATCTGGATCTCATATGGCGTGTCTAGATACTCATGGAAATATATATCCATGTCATATGTTTATCCATAAAACAAAAAATTTAATTGTGGGAAATGTTGATATTGGATTTGATATGGAAAAGATTATTGCTATATTAAATAAATTTAAAGATTCTAAATGCGATAATTGTATATTGGAAAACAATTGTGTTAAATGTATAGGTCAATTATACAATGAAGAAGCTGAAACTTTCGATAAAGCATATAAAACTTGCGAAGTTGCATTATCGCATTTAAGTAATACTAAAGTTTATTTAGATAAAATTATAGATAATATCAAGTTTACTATAGAATGGATATAGGTGGGGGAGAAAATAATGGAAAATAAACTTGTAATAAGCATTGATTTAGAAACTAAGAAGGTTACAATAGAGGGTGCGAACCAAATAGAAAAAGATCCAGAAAGTTTATTATCTACACTTAATATATTATCTAGAGTTATACTAGGTATTGTCGTTAAGTGTTCAGAAGCTAATAATTCATTAAAAAAAGATTTGAGCACATTTAAGGATAATTTTGTATTTATATTACAAAATCTAAAATTATAATCTGTACCCTATACCTTTAAAGGTATAGGGTATATCTTTTTGAAAATTATTACCATAATTACATTATGGTAATAATATACAGAAGGGGTGATATTATATGACTTATACAGAAGAGTCTGGAAGTGTATTTGATATAGACATTGATAAATATTATTTGGCTCATTGCGTTTCCAAAGATTTTGCTCTTGGAAAAGGCATAGCTGTTGAATTTGAAAGAAGATTTCGGCTTCGTCATATTTTAATCAGGTCCAATGGTCAAATTGGAGATGCTGTTTTAGTAGGAAGGGTTTTTAATTTAATTACTAAACCTATTAAATGCTCAAAGCCTACATATTATACATTAGAGTCTACTTTAATTAAAATGAGGGAATTATGTAATCTTTATAATATAGAATATTTAGCCATGCCAAGAATAGCATGCGGTTTAGATAGACTTACATGGTCTAAAGTTCGTGCAATGATCAAAGATATATTCAGTTCATCTAGTATAAATATATTAGTTAGGACAGGATAATGGTAAAAATCTGGACAGCTCAATATAAATATAATGGAAATGATAAATTCGATATCACGGTTGGGACAAATGTAAATGCTGCATTTGCTCCAACTTGGGAATTAGTAAAAAATCATAAAAGTGGTATAATCTCAGATGAAGAATATACTAAAATATATTTAGAAAAAATGAGAATATCGCATATGCACCATAGATGGGAATGGAATAAAATTCTTAATATGGATGAAATAACCTTTGTTTGTTTTTGTAAAACAAATAGTTTTTGTCATAGGTATTTATTGGCTAATCTATTTGTAAATCTTGGAGCCATTTATATGGGAGAAAGAAAAATAAAAAGAGGGGCTTAATTATGTATAAAAGATATAGATCTTATAATTATTTATATTTAGAAGCTGAAGGCTTTTTTAAAAAATTATGGAGCTATGTAAAAATACTATTTGAATCTAGAGAAGTACTTAGAAACGCGCATGATTATAAAACTGAAATAAAGGTTATGAATGCTAAACGATATTTTACCATTCCTCGTGGGTGGAAAGAAAAAGCAAGAATATGCGTCACAAATATAAAATTGTGCATAGTGAATTTAGTGGAAGGGGAATTATAAATGGACAAAATAGCAGGATTTAGAGGTAGATATTTCTTTTTAAGCAATTTCTTTCCCAGAAGAGTTATAATTGATGATCTTGTATTTCAAAATAATGAAGCCGCATTTCAAAGCCATAAGCCAGAGAATATTAAACTTAGAGAATTCTTCTGCTGGCTAAAACCTTCTGAAGCAAAGAAAGCTGGCAGGAAAGTTGAGCTTTGTAGAGATTGGGAGAATATAAAAGAAGAAGTTATGTATAAAGTAGTTATGGCAAAATTTACTCAGAATATAGATCTTCGCAACAGATTACTTCTAACTGGAGAAATGGAACTTATAGAAGAAAATGATTGGGGAGATAAGACATGGGGTACAGTTAATGGAAATGGCAAAAATTTACTTGGAAAAATTCTCATGAAAGTTAGAGAAGAAATACGTATTAATATGAATGGAGGGAAAATATGAAATATGTATTTGTTATAGTTGCGATACTTTTTGATCCGTGGTTACCAACAAGTTTTGTTTGTTGGTTTAGTAAAGAGTATCATGATATTCACGATTATAAGAAGCGCTCTGGTGGAGACGGATATCCAAATCATGATTACGAATATACTTGCTGGAATTGTGGGAAAAAATTTGAAATTTAAAAAGGTGGGAAAATAATGTATAATACTGATACTAAAAATAAGTCATTTTTGGAAATGAGCAAATTCTTAAAAATGTCGGGCATAAAAAATAATTTATTTATGCTAAAACAATTGAGCGAAGAAAAACTTCCAGATCCATATGACCCATTTCTAACAGATAGTGATAAAGCTAGAATTATACACGAGTCTATGAATAATATATGGTATTATTTTAGAGAAGTTGTAAGAATACCTAATGGTAACGTTTTGGAAAAATTTGAATTGACTCCAGCTACAATGGCTGTAATATATGCTCTTAATAGTGGGTATAATATATATTGGCTTGGATGTCGACAGGTATCTCATAAAACAACAACAATGTTATTATATTTATTATGGGGAAGACAATTACGAGCATTTTTTATAAATGCAAATAATTTAAATCATTTCAATATTCGCTTAGCAGAATTGCATAATACTCTTCCATCTTATATACGAAACCATGGATTTCCAGGGCTAATATTAAATCCTGGAAATGAAAAAGATTTATATTGGTATGATGATGCTGAACATATGGAATATACTGATGCAAATGTAGATCCTTCTAATACTGAAGATCATATTGTTATTACTAGCACAGTTGGAAAAGAATACAATGCTGCTTTGGAAACTATAAGAAGAAAAGCAGATAAATTTGATATTGAAATGTATGACAAACATTTAGCAAAATCAAATTGGGTATACATGAATTTCCACGCTGATGATTTGGGAATGTCTGAAGGATGGAAATTAAATGCTTTAAAGGCGATGAATAATAATCAAGAAGAGTACGATAGAGAAATAATGCTAAAGCGATGGGAATAAACGATTTGTAATTTTATATATTCATGGTTATATATTATAACCATGAATATATCTTATTTGTAGGAGGTTATATAGTAATGAAAAAAGTATTTATTAAATTTCTATTATTAGCTCTAGTTACAACACAGTATACTGTGTTGGGAAATGACACATTGCAAGGAATAGCCGAAAAATTCTGCCGTAGTAATAATAGGATCGAGGTTGCAGAATTTAGAGAAGGTATCAGAGAGATTAATTATGATATGCTTGGAGAAAGAGAAGTAAAAGAAGGAATGGTTCTAGCTATTAATCAATTTAAATAGGAGGAATAAAAGTGAGTAATGTAAGCAAGACCACTAAAAGAAATAAATTAAGAAGTCAAATTGCTGAACTTCTTGCAAAGTTAGAGGATATTAATAATGAAAGCCATCAATATTCGCAAAATCCTTTCGGATTTGGATCAAGAATAATTTCTTGCGGTTCTAAACATAGTAGAACTGCTAATATTAAAAAACGTATTGATTTTCTTAATAGAAAATTAGATAAACTAGCTTAGGCTAGTTTATTTTTTGTAGCAATTACAGAGAGGGTGATAGGGTATGTTTGAAAATGTAGAAAGTAGTGTAGTTTTAGCAGTATTAGGATATTTTGGATATTTGATAAGGGATATTCCTAGCGCTATATTCAATTATATATTGCCAAGAATATCATATTCAATAGCTTTTATATCTAAAGATTTTCTTGTCTATGAAGTTGGTAATAAATGGATATCCGAATTGGATAGTAATATAATTAAAAAGAATATGCAATATAGCTCTTTAGAATCATCTCAAAATGGAGAGATCGTAACTACTATAAATTATGGCGCATATTTATTTTTTATAGACCAATACACAATTATTTACATACACAAGTTCCTCATGGATCATACAAATATGATGCAAGATAGAATGTATATAAGAATTGTAGGATTCAATCAAGCAAAATATATTAATAAATTGCAGGGAATGCTAAATGAACTATATTCTAGAGATAATTTATATATGAGATTTAAATCATATGGAAGTGCTATACCTATAGAGAAGAAAAGCTTTGACGATATATTTTCTCCAGAAAAAGAAGATATTATTAGAGCCATAGATACATGGATAAATAGTAAATCTATTTATAAAAAACATGGTATAATTTATAAATTAGGAATACTTTTATATGGAGAACCTGGAACTGGTAAATCTAGTATCGCTAGAGCTATAGCATCATATTTGGGATGGGATTTAGTTTCTATAGATTTAAAGAATGAGCCTTATGATTTAATAAATTGGGTATCAACTATGGGTAAGAAAAAAGTAGTCATGCTTGAAGATATAGATTGTATTATTTCTTCTAGAGGAAATACAGATTTCATTCCACTGCAAAGCTCTACAGGTGGAGTTAGCACCCCAATAGATGATAAATCTCAATGTTTTGATACTCTATTAAATATATTAGATGGTGCAATATCTCCAAGCGATGTAATATTTGTAGCCACAACTAACTACATAGACAATCTAGATAAAGCATTTAAACGAGAGGGTAGATTTGATCATAAAATCTGTTTAACTTCTTTATCTAAAGAGAATGCAGTTGAGATGTGTAAATCGTACGATGTCGACCCATCTATTCTAGATAATGAGAGCATTCCAATAAATCCAGCATATTTGCAAAGCAAGCTATTAAATATGAAAACTAAATAATGGGCATATATTATATTAGTGAGTATGCAAAGCGCATACTCACTATTTTATTACAAAGGGGAAATTATTATGGCAGAGAAGGAAGAAATTAAAGTAGTGGATAGACATGGTCTACCATCAGAAGAAGAATGTTCATATCTCAAAATTCCTACAGATGAGAGGGATTTAGTTGTTGAAGTATTGTTAGAGAACGACCTTCCAAATTTCAAAGAATTCGATTCTGCGAGCGAAGTTTTTAGCGAAGCTATTGCTGAAGTGTATATCAAGAACAAAGAAGAAGGCGGTATGGAAGACGAAGAAGAAGATGTTAAAACTCTAACTTCTATTGTACGAAGAGAAGAACTTGGGAAAAGTATTAGTGAATACATCAAACCAGATTCTATTGTCAACGATGCGTTATTAGACATCGTAGATGAAGAATATTTAAAAATAGTAGAACGGGTGGAAGTAGAGAAAGAAGGATTAGAATAATGCCTAACTGGTGTTTTAATACTGTAGATCTTACTTTTCCACATCCTATATTAAAAGATAGATTTATGGAAAAATTCTATGGATTTAGAGCCACATATCCAGATGATGTATATTTTAATTTAAGTATAGGTAGATTACTTCCAATAATTGATAGGAAATGGCATTGCTTTAATTCACTCTATCCAGTTCCAAGAGAAGTTTTAAATAGAGGCTTTGAGAAAGCTGGATATGATTGGCAAAGTAATAGCTGGGGAACAAAGTGGGATATTTTCCTTAAAAAAGAAGAAATAAACCAGACTGATAATACTGTATCTTTTGCAGTAGAAACAGCATGGTCTCCTCCAACTGGAGTCGTTAATAAAATTATCGAATTGTATCCAGATGCTATTATTACAATGAGATATGATGAGCCTGGTATGTGTTTTGTTGGAGAGCTTAACTATGATCCTATAACCAAAACAACAGAAGATGTATATTATGATGAAATAAGCGGTGGTAAAAAATACTACGATGTTTTAGCAAAAAGATCTGGTTGCCTAGAAGAATATTTTGGCATCGAAGAGGAAGATCAAATTAGATGCACAAAATGCAATTCTGCAATAAATAAAAGAATATATGATGCATATGATGGCAAATGTTATTCGTGTAATAATCAAATTTTACTACGCATTGCCAATAGATCTATAGTAGAGAGAATATCAAATAAATAAAGATGCTTTTGGCATCTTTATTTTTTCTAAAGATATATCATTGTATCAATTTACATTAATATAATAAAAGGAGGTGATACGATTGTCTAGTGTACAAGGTACTAACATTGCTGCTCTTATTACTCCGTTTACTACAGAGGATAAGTACGCTACTCATGATGCTAAATATGGTAAAGGTGGATACAGGTCTGTATTAACAATAGCAGATAGAAATAATATTCCGCCATCTAGAAGAGAGCAATATATGACAGTTGGAGTTGCAGAAGATAAAATGATATATAAACTTATATCAAATCCAGAGACAGACACGACTTCAGATACAGATTGGAAAAATATAAAAGATATCGATCTGATTGCAGCTAATTCTGATAATATAAGTCTTTGGCAGGGTACTCACTATAAGAGTATGGGTTTAGAATTGTCTACTGTATCTCTACATACTTCTAGCGAATATGGTAAAATAGCATGGTGTCTCCAAATAAATGGTATCATCCCAACCATTTCATTTAGTAATAATATATTATGGAGATTTGATAATGATTTAGATTTTTCAATTAACTCCTTTAATATATTCGAGTTTGAAACATGGGATGGTGGAACAACATGGCTAGGAAGAGTAAATAAATATTCTATATCCACCCCAGAAAAGTATATAGATAGCGAATATATAAATAGTATACTTAATTGGGAGCATTTGTAAAACATACTTATAAAATGGCACAATGCCATTATTTTAAAAAGGAAAGAGGTAAATGATATGGCTAATTTAGTTAAATTTGTATCAACTTCCGCTTCAGGATATGCCAGTATTACCACACCAGACAATAATACCTTATATTTCTTAGAAGACACAAAAGATTTGTACAAAGGCTCTGTTAAATTTACTGGTGCTGTAGTAGTATATAGTGGCGCTAGACCAGCTAGTGGTGAAGATAGTAAATTGTATGTAAGTACTGCTGGAAGTGCTAGTATTTATACTGGAGGAGCATGGGTAGACGTAGCTGGAAATGGAAGCGTAGAAGTTTCTCAAACTGTATTAGACGGAGAAACTCCAACAACTCAAGCAGTTTCTGGCGCGGCTGTAAAATCATACGTCGAAGGTTTAGACTATGCTGCATCTGCCGATGTAGTAACTGACGTAGCGTATGATAGTGCCACAAAAGCCGTTAAATTTACTAAAAATGGTGTAGAATCTTCTTTACCATTAACCAAACTTGGGTCTACTTTAGCATACAATGGAGCTACAGGTGTAGTTAGTTTAAAAGATTCGGCAGGAACAGAACTGAGTACAATTAATATTCCACTAGATAATTTTATTAAGAGTGGTGAATATGATAGCGCCACACATGCTCTTGTATTCACTTTACAAGACGATAGTACAATAACAATTCCAGCTGCTGATTTGGTAAATTTATATGATGCAACCGATACTAATTCGGTAGATGTGACTATTCAATCTAATGCAGGTGGTAATAATACTATTAGCGCATCTGTTAAAATTTCTGCTGTTGCTAATAATGTTGTTACTGTTAAATCTGATGGATTGCATGTCGATAAAGCAGTTGTTCAAACAATTGGCATTGCCGCAGATGTTGGCAAAATTGTTACTCTTGATGCTACTGGTAAGATTGTTGTTGGTACTGGCACTGTTAGTGCTCTTGCAACAAAACAGTATGTAGACGATGCTGTAACTTGGACTACAGTTTGATAATATGCCCCTCTTGGAATTCCAAGAGGGGTTTTAATTAATTAATCGAGGTGACATTATGAGTTTATTGAAACTAATAAAAACTACTAGTGATAAAGTATCGACTATTCTTGTTGAAGA